TTTTGTCCATCCATCTTCATGCCTTCCTTAGGTGTGTAATCATGTTGCACACACATAACAGCATACTTGTCGTCTGCTTGATCAAACAGTTCTTTAATGTCTGTGGTAAGGATCATATCGCAATCCATAAACACTGCCCATCCTTTGAAGTTAGCAAGCTCTGGCACTAAAAAACGTGTAAATGTAAATTCAGTACTTGCAAGTTTATCTGTAGGTCTAGTATACCAGCCTGCATCTCGCAGCTCTTTTTGCTTTAAGGGATATACTTCTGCATCCTTGCTCCTAGCAATAATACTGTGCTTACAAACTTGATAAGCAATGTCTTCTCTTGGGTCATATCCTACGAATACTTTCATTGGTTTCTTCTTTCTATGTCTTCTTCTATGCACTCACTACCCCATTGTATTTCTAGTATGTGTGCGTTTTCTGTTCCAGAATTGCTTGGCTTGTGCCAAACTTCAATTCCAATTTCGTATGGCATTCCGTGTGGTTGTAATTGTACAGTATCTACCTTGCCATGCCATTCTGTTGTCATATCTACAACACCTTCTAGTATCATCCATTGTTCTGATCTTTTAAAATGTTTTTGATCACTTAGACTTTTGCCTGGATAGATTACAAGTTCTTTTACTTTATACCCTTGCTCAGGCTTATGATCTAACACACGCCAGTAGCCCCAGTCGCGCTCAGTTTTTTGTGTTTTCCATTCATCAAGTATCCAACTACTGCTATTAGCTTTATTCTCGCCACCTATCCCAAACGCAAAATCTACATAAGGCATGTTACCGTATGTTGCATATTCAGGCGTAGTTGTGTTAGTGCGATCTCCGCCATTAGCAAAGATAAGTTTTGTTCCGCTACTGTGTGTACTTAGTGTTTGAAATATTGCCTGACATGCACTATCGTCAGCATCATTAAATCCTATAACTTGATCTACAACTTTTAATTCTTTAATAATTGCACAACGTTCTTCGAAAGGCATAAACGGTCTACCCTTCTTGCGTGTTAACCAATCATCGCTATTTACACCAACAATTAACTTTGTACCTAGTTGTTTTGCTGCTTTAAAATATTCAATATGTCCGCTGTGTAGTGGATCAAAGCCACCTGTTACTAATACTACATTTTGCATAAAAATACTTATCTAGTAGTATACTATAAATTTAAAAACGTGGTTCGGCAACTGATAGTCTTTCTTCTAAACTATACGACTTAGGAACTTTAGTTACAGTTCTCTTAGGCCACATGTAACGTAATTTAGATTTGTAATGTGTAATTTTTGCATTCTTTTGTGGCTGTTTAAAATAAAAATTATTATAGATTGTACATGGAAAAATTTTAACAGTCATATTATGTAATTTTCTTTTACGCAAATAATCAACATTATTTAAAGCAAAAAGTTTATTCAACTCTTTTTGATCACTAATGCCAGTACTTACATTATTAATCCAAGTATTCATAAAGGCAATACTTGCAGGCGTCTTTTTAACAAATACTATTCCTGCATTAATTGGATCATCTCTTTCGTTTGACTTAGGTTTACGCATAGTTACACCAAAGTCCCAATCATCGTCTAATATTTCGTCTATACGACTCCACATTATTGCATCAGCATCAATCCATACAATTGTATCGTTGTCGTTAGCTTTAGTTAATGCATCTAGTATCATTGCGGGCTTACAAGGTATTTTAGCTCCTATACTATCACTAACCTTTCCTTGGAATGGTGTTCCGTAACCTAAGCCACCTAAATCGTAGACAGTAGTTTCATATCCTAATGTTTTTGCAGAACGATATGCTACATCTACCATATCTTTAAAATTCTTATCGGCTGCTGTAATTACTTTAATCATAATACTTGTTTTACTTTCTTACCTTTAACAACAACATTAAATCCTCGTTTTTCTTGTTCAAAAGGAAAATTATTACGTATTAGATATTCTGCAAGGCAACTTTTATATTTGCTGTTTTTTAATTTAGAAGTTAACCATAAAAATTCTTGTACTAACTGTCTATCTAAAAAGGGATAACGTGTTTCAATTCCATAGTGTCCTGCAATGTATTCTTCTTTATTAAGATACTGTACCTGTGTTCCGTCCCAAAAACTATGCCACGGCCAAAAGCCTTCTAATGTATCAGGAAACTTGCCGCCGAACTGACTATGCTTGTATATACGTTTTCCGTTAAATCCGTAGTCACTAATAATTTCATCAGCGCCTTGTCCGCTAAAATATATTCTTTGATTATTTGCGTTAGCTCTTTTGCATATAGTTGCCAAACCTTGTACTGCCTGATCGCTCTTTATATTGTAGTTTCTATGTCCATCGTCATATATAAAATCTTCACATTGAACAAGTTCTTCTTTGCGTTTATTAAAGTCTGCAATACTTAGTGTTATACTTTCTGTACTTGGTAGTATGTCAAAACGTGCCTTCATTACGTCTGGATTTTCATTGTTAACAATACTATAGCCCGTAGCTACAATACCTTGCTTATGTAATTCGCAAGCAATAGCACCGCTATCGAATCCGCTACTAAGTCCTAAGAACATTCCGTGTGTAGTATTTCGTGTACGCTTCTTTATACTATTACTAAATGCTTCGCACCAATTATCAAAACTATTATTTTTTTGTGTGATATCAAAATTAAAATTATTGTATTGTCTTAATATTTCTAATGTATCAAAGTTATATACTTGTGTTTTGTTTGCATATAATTTTTTACCGTTTGTAAATCCCAGTCCTTGTAGTTGACTGTTGTAAGATGCTACACAAAACTTATCTCCCTTAAATTCATACCAAAGAGGTTTGCATGCAAAAGTATCTGTGCTAATGATTAATTTACGTAGTTTATAGTCTATTAAAAAGATTGCATATTCGCCATCTAACATATGACAAAATTTTTCTCCATATGTATTATATAAATCTACAATACATTCGCCGTCGCTTGAATAGTTTCCAAATTCTTTGTAGTTATATATTTCGCCGTTAAAAACAGCAACAACATTATGTTTCTTAATAGGTTGAGGAGTTATTTCGCCTGTAATATGTAACAAGTTATGCAGATACCAAACGCCTTCTTCGCACTGTTCTACTGTGGTTAGATCGGGGCCGCGGGGCTTACACTTTTCATTTGATATCGTTGGGTTAGTATAATTAGTAGCTGCAAATCCACACATGCTAATTTTTCAATCTGTTTTTATCTTTTTTATGTTTACCATCAATATACATGCCGCCTATAGGTCCTGGTAAAACATGGATCTTAGAATGCAATTTATCTGCATCTATAAAGCCATTACCTGTCTTCTTAACAGCATATAAACGCCAACGAGATAGTTCTGTTGTTCCTAGAAATTGATAATCTGAATTCTCTGTTATGTTGTGCCAGAATGGCAAATCGTAATAATACTGGCAATGTCCGCGTTTTGTAAATTCAACGTCTGGTCCAATATGTATTGCTACTCCACCAATTTTTAAGCTATTATGTACATTTAAGAAAGCAGTATGTTGTGCTTCATATGGTTCTACATGTTCTATAGTTCCTGCGTTAGTTATTACATCAAAACATTCTTTGTATTCAGAAAAGTCTTGTAATTTTGATAGGTCTTTAACTAATGCTCCGTCTAGTCCATTTAAGTCTATTGAAGTGTGTTCATATCCTAATCTTGTAAAATATGCCTTTCCTGTAGTTTCGGATATTTTTTTATCTGGTCTAATAACTTGATTTCCGAGCTCTAACATTTTTAATCCATTTACTGAACTGTAAACTTGACTAATATGTTCATTGATCCAACGTAGATACGATGTCCTGTAACCCATTACGTTATTCCTTTCTTATAAAAAACAAACCACTTTCGTTAATATGTTTACCGTTTTCATTATTCTTTTTTGTGCCAGTGCATAAGTTTCTTATTTGTTTTGAATCTTCTTCTATCCATGTAAAGCCATAATCTGCTAAATGATTAATCCAATAGTCCTGCCACTGACAGTTTACATGATGATGCCCACGTTGTCCAGGAACGCCGTGTGTCATAAAAATATACTTGCCGCAAGTTAATGTTTGTAATAAGTTATCAATATATTCTTCACTTACGTGTTCTACTACTTCGATACAATTCACCATATCTACTTCTGTAGTATAACTACTTTCTGTAAGGTCAACTTTGGTTGTTGGATATACTGCATTGTCAACATTCTTTTGTAAACCCTCAATAGCAATAGAAGTTAATCCTTGTTCAGCAAACCATTTTGAGTGATGGCCGTATCCACTGCCTACGTCTAGTACAGAGCCAATGTTATATTTTTTTATTATATATGTCCACGCTTCGGGAGCAAACGTGTGTCTGTTTAATTCTACATTATTACCACCTAAATGTGGTTGAGTATCATCTAATACTACTTCTGCCATATAACTTGCTCCTTTATTATAATTATCACGATTGATAATAGTTAAAATTATTTCTCATTGGAAGTATTTGTTCTAAGAAAAACTTTTCTTCCTTATTCCAATCATGTCCTTTTTTACGTTCGTCTTTTTTACGTTTTCTAACATAATTATAAAATGTGTGAGTTTGTTTAAAATCAAAACCAAATATATTTACTTGTTTTGGGCTAACGTATGTAAGAAACCATATAAATGCAAGACCAATAGAAGGAATTGCATTTTCATTAAATTTACCTAAATCAAATAATCTTTGTAGAACAAAATTAGGAATAGTATATACAGGTTGATCTATACTACTCTGCTCATTTAAATAAATCTGCATCCAATTTACATTTTCTTTGTAGTCAAATAAATCTACAGATTTTGCCCAGTAATCGTTATTGTATACTACCCAATTAGTTTTTGATCCATGTGTAATGGTATTTTTATGATCTATGCCTAAGTTAAATCTTACAACAATATCATTTTTGTCTATAAGATTACCGTAGCCTCCTGGAGAATTAGTACTGTTATATAATGAACGTGCATTACCAATAACAGCAATTCTTTTATTATAGAATAGTCGAAATAATTTCTTATGATGTATGTCTATATATGACATTATAACGTAGCATCTTCCATGCCTGCTACTCTAAGTTTTACAACGTTTGTAATTTGCCATTGCTTCTGATCAAGTGCTTTGAGCACACCTAACCATTTATTACGTATTAATGCAAACTCATTTATAATTTTTTCGTAATCAACAACATCTGCTTCGCCGTCTACATATTTTTCTACGTCGCGGCTAGATAATGCTCGTTGGTAATTTTCAAGATATTTTTTAAAAAATGAGCTACGTAACCTACGTAGCTCAATATTTAAGTAATTTAGAATTGCTTCTAATTCTTGAAGTTGATTAAAACGCTGTTCAACAATTCCAGGCATCATTGCAGCCGACTTTTCAACATTACCTACAAGTTTGCATTCAGCTTTTGCTTGTACTAGTTCTGTTTCAAAATATGCTACTGCATCTGGAATTTTTGAAATATCGCGTGATATTTCTGAATACCAACCCATTAATTACTCATCCCAATCATCAAAGTCTTCTTCCTCGTCACCGTCATCAAAGTAGTAACCGACTGCTTCGTCTAGTGCGTAGTCATGTCCTATACATTCTTTCAATGTTTCATCTGATGTACCATAATCAGCAAGCAGATCAACAAATCTTTCTGCAACTACTTCTATTTGTTTTTTGTCAGTATACTCTTTAAACATTGTCCAAATATCACATATTTGTTCTGTATCCATTAAACCTTAGTCCTCAATTGGTTGTAAGTCAAGTGCCTCTTCTTCATCAACGGCTGTCTTGTCGTTATTTACCAATTGAGTTTCTTTAATTAAGTATTCTGACATAAGAAGATCAAGTTTAGGACCGAGCCACTGCTTACGGTAATCAAGATGTTCGTTGCCGTCTAAATCAACATATTTTAGTCTGTTGCCTTGCTTAACTAATAAATCTTTGGCTTCAAACAATTCAACTAGACCACTATAAGGATTCATACCAGTTTCGTATGGAATCTTTACTTGTACACCTTCAAACGGTTTTGCATAACGAGTTTTCATAACTTTACAGCCAGCACGGATACCCATAACTTGACTAATCTTGTTACCGTCTTCGTCTTCTTTTAGTTTTAGTTTCTTCATTGCTACAACAATACTTGATGCATAGATGAAGCCTTGTCCACCACTGATCTTGTCATCTGGATCAAACATATCCTGTGATGCGTATGTGTGGTTAGTACATACTAAGCCTACGTTATGTGAACCAATCATGTTAACTGTGTTACGAACAAGTGAAGTCAATGCCTTAGGCTTACGACCCATATCACCTTTCATATCACCCTTGTTAAATTGATCAACATCTGTAGGTGTTAGCAACATACCTAAACTATCAATAACAAACAATACTTTAGGGCGTTCTTCTTCGTTCATTGCTTTGTAGTCTGTCATAAACGTACTAATAGTTTTAGCAACGTCATCAATCATTGACATGTTAAGTTTAAGTAGTTTTTCTTCTGATGTATCTACATCTAGTGCATGTAGCCACGATTCGTCAAGTGCGTTCTCTGAGTCAATTAGTACTACAAAGATATCTTGATCTTGTGCTGCTTTTACAATATTGCCTGCACAGATATATGATTTGCCTGCGCCAGACTCTCCTGCAAAAACAGTTACCTTACCCATCGGAACACCTTTATTAAAGTCTCCTGAGATAAGATAATTGAGTGCATAGTTGCCAGTACTAATCCAGTCTGTAGGATCGTTAAATCCTGCACTCATTCCTGAAATAGATTTTGTTAATGATGTCCGAAACTTAGTCGGATCAAATGCCTTATTAGCCATAATATCTCCTAGATTAAAAGCGTATGGGGGATTGCTCCCCCATTATTGTTACTATCCTTGACGTGCTCTGATCATTGCAAGAATGTCATTTGCATTACCGCCTTCTGCAGGGGCTGCTTCTGGTGCTGGTGTTGCTTCTGCTACAGGAGCCGCTTCTGGTGCTGGTGCTGGTGTTGCTTCCGGTGCTGGAGCACTTTGGCTTACAGCAGTTGCTTGTGGACTTGGTTTTGTGTTTGGATCACCAGTCCGTGCTTGCATACCACTTGGACGGAAATAGTTGCTCCAACGATCTGCATCATATGCTTCACCGTCTACTGACGCTTCAAACATTTCTTGCATTACTTTCTGTGCAGTCTCGTCTGGCTTTTTAGGAAGGAAATCCGACAAATCAAACAATCCGTGTGTATTGATTGCATTCATTTCGTCGTCGGATAATGGACGTTCTCTACGTGCCCATGTACTTGTGCCATAATCAGCATAGCCGCCTTTTGAAGTTTTATTAAGACGGAAGTCTACACCAGCAGTATAATCTGTTGGCAATTCTTCCATATCAGGATCCATAAGTGCCTGCTTAATAAGCTGGAAAATTTGTGGACCAATAATAAAGCGTCTAATTGGATTGTCAGGTGCTTCATCGTCTGCTAAAGGATTATCTGTAACAAATCCTTGAAATACGTATGAACGCTTTTTCCAATATTTGCGACCCATATCTTCAAGTGATGCATCTTTAAACCATCCACGCACTTCGTTAAGAATATTACATGTTTCTCCATACATTTCCATGCATGGAATTTGTACTTGTACTGGTCGACTCGATGTGTCACCTTTTACTCCACTAAATGGAAGTTTAATCATCAAACGTTCTGCCCAGAAAAAATCTGCATTGGGGTTGCCGTCAGGAAGGAAACGCATCGTTGCTGATTCGCCTTCTTTAATATTCCAAAATGGGTAAATTGGGTTTGGACCTTGTGGTCCTCGGTTGCCGCCTGCGCCGGCTTCTTGTTCTTTGAGCTTCGCTCGGATTTCTGCTAATGATGCCATAGTGCCTTTTCTCCTATAATGTATGCCTATGTTAGAACAATATTATTATTGCTCTTAGTGCCTAATTTGTGTAGCACATACTATATACTACACTCTAATATTTATCTTGTCAAGTATTTTTTGTATTTTTTTTAGCTTTCTGCTAAATTTAGTGCTGTATAATCTTTTCCGATCGCATCACACTTATTTGCTATTTGCCTCATTGAAAGTGCAAATTCAGGAAGAATAATACGGTTGTATATATGTACACATTTAATCAATGGTAATTCTGAATCCTTTAACTTTTCATAAAGCGCCGGAAATTGCGATGCTGTATCAATATTATCGTCATGCATCTCTTGTATATCTTTTGTAAAATCCATAAGTGTATATGACATTATCTTACTCCTGCTAACTCTTTCATACGTTCAAGCCCTGACTCAACTCCCATTTGTTGCGGTTGTGTATCCATTTGGTACTCGTCGAACAAGGCTTGAACTTGCTCAATAAACGCCTTAGCAGGTTCTATGAACTGCTCGCCGTAATCTTTTTCTACCATTGTTAATACTGCTGTTTCGCCTTTTGGAAATTCGCCTGACTCTCTGTCATAGTATGATAGTATAAATTCGCCTAATGGTGTCTTTTCGTCCTTTTCAAGTGTAATCTCATCACCGTCTGGTCCGTCAATTTTATCGCCTTTTTTCTTGCCATTCATTTTGGCTTTCTTTACAGCGTGTGCGTATGCGTTGCCTTCATCAGTGTCGTCTTCTTTTTTGTTTCTGTCAAAATCTGTTGTATATAGATATTCCATTACAGGATACAATGCAGTTACAATTTGATTACCAAAGCGAGCATTTTTACCTGATCCTGGCTGAGTTTCTAGTTTCTTTGCTTCACCACGTAGTTTCATCATTGCGTCAATTGCAGCTTTGGCACCTTTGTCTAGTCCGCTAAATCCATTTGTTCTTGCTTCAATAAATGAATACACATCCCATACATCACTTACGTACTGATTTGCTAAGTTGCCTTGATCGTCATCTTGTCCACGTTCAATTGCTTTTCCTTTGCCACGTAGTGCGCCTAATACTTCTATAGCATCTTTACTTGTGTCAATATATGCTTCTTGTACTTCTTCTTCTGACTCAATCTTCTTACATTTGTTTACACGTTTGCCTTTGTTTTTACCAGTGCCTGCTTGTGTGCCGACTTTTCTATGTCCAGGCCAGCACTTATCTGGTCCTGCTACTTCTTCTATAGAGGCAGTTTGCATTTCGCCATCGTCTTTACTTCTGAGCATATCAATTACTTTTTTGCCACCATATAATAATGCAACTACTGCTAGTGCAGGTAGTGCATATTTTGCTGCCATTGCTGCAACTTGTTTAACTGCACCGCCTCCTAAAAATGCTGAAATCTCGCCTTGAATTGCTTCAATTCCGCCTTCGGCTTTTGCAAGTATATCTCCTGCTGAAGTTGCAAGGCCGTCCGCCATGTCGCCTACTGCATCAATAGCATCGCCTGCTTTTTTACCAACATATGCTCCACCGCCTACTGCTGCTGTAGTTCCTGGGTTTTTAAGAGCTGTCTTACCAACTACTCTAGCACCAGTAGCAGCGCCTTGGGCTCCTTTAGAAAGTATCTTCGCACCTATTTGTGCAAGCTTTGGTGCTGCTACTCTTGCTGCGGTTATCAATGCAGGAATAGCTAATGCTGGAAGAAATTCGTCTGTACGTTGTTCAGCTTCAGTTTCCATATCCTTTTGTACATTTTCCCAGTCGTTGCCTGCAGACTTACCGTACTTTGCAACAAATTCTTCTTTGCTCATTTCTTGTGCATCTTGGTGCATATCACTCATAGCACCTTCACCAAACTGGCCCATCATTTCTTCAAAGCCTTGCTCTAGTGCAATTTCTTCTCTTGATAAACGGTTTTTGGCTTTTTTTGCTTTATCTGCCTTGTCCATATGGCTATGATAATAATCTGACTTCATTTGTCCAATCTCATCAGGCGTTTTTCCAGTTGTGTCAATTCCTGATTTATCAAAATTTGCAAGGTCTGATTTTTTATATTGTTTGTCAAGTTTTCTTTTCATTAAAGTTTTACCGACACCTTTAAATGGACCTTCTTCTACCGACTTGTCTTTTTTCGCCCGTTCCTTTGCCTCTGCATCTGCTTTTGCATTGCCTGCTTTTTTCATTGCTTCAATGCCTTTGCTTGCTTCGTCAACCAATTCTTCTGGCCCTAGTTCTACAGCCTTTGTTCCTTCTTTTACTAAGTTGTAAATGTACGGAAAGATATCTTGCAATTCTTCGTTAAACTGTCTAATAGTAAGTTCGTCGATCCAATTTTCAGCAACGTCATTTGGTACATCTTCTAATACTGGAGTTTCAAATGCTTCAAATGTTTGCTTATAATAACCTGGCTTTTGTAATGACTCTATTGTTTTTTTAACTGTAGAAATGCGCTCTTTTACAATATCTAAATATCCTGATAAACTTTCTGCCATTACAGCTGAACGACCCATATAGTTTTTAAACTTACGCAGTTTTGCCATCTCTTCTGATAAACCTACAATATGTTTGCCAAAGTCATCATATGTGTTTCCACCTTCAGCAACGTGTCTTGCCATTGCTCTAGCACCACTTAGGTGTTTAAATGGATAACGGAATCTTTCTCCGTCTGGTGATTCAATATAAATCTTACCAATATTTCTTGTACGTCCAATTGTACTTTCTTGATCAACACTTTCTGTGTGTTTAATCATTATACGTGCTTCGCCTACATTTTGATAACTAATGCGGCTAGTTCCATAGAGTTTTGTTTCGTTCATTTTACCGTCCCCAGTACGATTTTTTGCTAAAAAATTATAATCTTTTTTTGTTAAATTTGATTTGTTAATATCTCTTACACTAAAGTCTAACATTCTTTTTTTACTAAAAATTCTTAATTCTTTGAGAAAATTAAACCAATTCTTTTTAGTAATATCATCTTGATATTCAACTATGTCATTTGAATAAAGCACAACTAAACCTTCGTTTTCGTCTATGCTTACACTTACTTTTCCAATAGGTGTTCCGTCATTTGTATACGCAAAATCAAAAAATCTTGCTTCTCCAGGATTATTAGTTACTGTCCCTGCTTGATCTCCTATAGTCATATTAGGAAATCTGCTTCTCAGTTTCTTAAACAAATCTTGGCTTATGTTATCTAGTTTCTGCATATTGTATTTATCTAATAGTTGGTACTTATAAAGATTGGCATAGGTGCTTCATAGTCTTCTAAATCTTCGGCTTGTGTGAATGTACTATACACTCTCGGATCCCAATCTTTTAATACAGTCATCATCCTCAATGATAATAATGTAGCACTAACAAGATCGTCAGTCATTCCGCTCTTTGCTTGATAGCTCGAACCAGTTGCAACAAATCCTTTAAGTTCAGATATTAAAGGTTTACTACGTATAATCATTTTATCATTTTCTACCATTGTTTTTAATCTACTACATGCTGTAACTTTTGTACTATGTGTAGTATTAAAGCCTTTTCTAAACTTACGTACATGTCCTTTACGTATTGGCTCGCTTACAAATAATCCTGGTATATTCTCTTCACCAAAGTCATTTATGACAATTAGTGCAGCTTCGCCTAAACCGTTATTCTCTACACTCCAATATATACCTTGTGGATTTTTTGTTTGGTCGTCAATATATTTACATATGTCTGCAAGCACACGTATTTGTCCTGGTATAGCAGTTTGATTATGCTGCCATTCTGCTACTTGTTCATATGTTGGTAATTCAAAGACTTGTATAGCTGCATAGTCACCTCCGGTACCCATCGATGGATCAAGTGCAATGCAATAAGTGTATTGACTTGTAGGCTTTTTATACCAACGTGTTTGTCCCATATTTAATATGGGAGAAGTGCCTTCCATTGCACTAAGTTTTATACTATTAACAAGCGTTTCGTCAAATACTAGGAATTCACATCCGTATTCGCGTCTAAATTTCTCTTCACCAATACGACCAATTTCAGCTTCTTTCCACGCTTCGTCTCTGTCCGGGTGTTCTTGCCATTCTGCTACAAAACTATGAAATCCATTTGTGCCAAGTTCTTGCTCATTACCATGTGCATCAAACTTTTGCTCTGCTTGTTTCCATATAGTAGCAAATGTATCTTCGTCTGAATTAGGTGTACTAGTAATAATAGCACGACCACCTGTTGCTAGTGTAGGAGATATTGAAGTCCAAAATTCTTCTGCGATGTTAGGCTGCACAAATGCAAACTCGTCACAGTATAGTAATGAAATACTCATACCACGTCCAGTATTTCCAGTAGTTGTTTGTGATACAATCCTACTACCATTTTCAAACTCTATACTACCTTTGTTGTAACTTGTAACGCCTGCCCTAATATGATCTTCACACGTTTCATAAACATAGCGTATGCGGGCCATAATCTCTTGCGCCCCTGTATACTTGTGTGCGGCAATAAGAATAGTTTGATCTGGATTAAACATAGCATACCATGCTAGATATATTGCAGCACAAGTTGTCTTGCCCGTTTGCCTAGGCATCATGTTTATGTTAAAACGATAGCTGTGATAACTGTGCATCAAACGTAATTGATACTCATAGGGGTCAAACAACAACTTACCTTGTACAGGATGCTGTATAAAAGCAAACTTCTTAGCAAAGTATAAGTATCCTTCATCAGGATCTGTACATGCTAGTAAGTCAGCAATTTGTTCTTCTGTAAATGTTTCTTTGGTATTAGCTTTTTTAGTTAATACGCCATCTAAACTCTTTGACATAAAACTATTTATAGAAAAAAATAGGCTCCGAAGAGCCTATTGATTTATTTGGGGGATACTTTAGCTACAACCGCAGCTTGAACACGCCATTAATTTCTTTTTACCTGGTGCGCCGCATTTTGGACAATCTTTTACTTGACCGCTTTCATCTGTACCTTTTTTAGATTTTTTATCAGCAATAGCTTTTTTCATTGGTTCTTTTTTATCGCCGTCGCCATCTAAGTCTGGAAAGTCTGGCTTTGCTTTCTTTTCACTAAGTGCTGCCATAAGTCTTTGTTTTACAGTTTCAACAGCCATTGGATTGTCACCTAGTTGTGTAGCAGCATATGCTTTCTTTTTTCGGTTTAAGTCGTTGCCATCTGGAATAGCATCGCTCATGTCACCGTATTGTGCATCAGGTTCGTTATCGTAACCTTCTTTTTCAGCACAGTCGCACGGATCATTATCGCAATTGCAATCACTAACTTCTTCACCGGTAAGTTTATCACCTAGTTTAGCACCAATTGCACTAGGTGCTGCTTTGCCAATAGCACTGCCAATCTTAGAACCTAATGCTGCGCCACCCGGGCCACCTATTGCGCCACCAAGTGCTCCGCCGCCTAGCCCGCCAATGCCGCCGAGTGCAGCGCTTGCGCCCGGAACTGCTGCTCCAAGTGCTCCGCCTGCTAATGCTCCCATTAAGCCAGCTTTTAAATCTTCATCGCCTTCTACGTCATCTTTACCTGGAATATCCGGGTCGTCTCCCATTGCTGTGCGAAACTTTTCCATGTCTCCACGCATTCCTAAACTTGGTGCCGGAGCAGCTGGTTTGTCTTGCATGCCTGCATTTCCTTGCATTGCTGCAATCATATCACTAATTTCGGCGCCTGTTTCTGCACTAATAGAAATTGTAGCGGCTTCGTTTAATTCAGTTCTTTTAGATGTTTCAGATGTTTCTATATCTGTCATCTGTTTTATAAGTTTTTTCATATCCATGTTGTTAGCCTCCTACAACTGCTTTAGTATTTTCTTCCATCTCAATATCCGTTGATTCGCCTTTTGGGGCGCCTGCAGATGGTTCATGATCTCTTTCTTTACGTGCTGTTTCTAATTCTTTAAGCAAGCTCATTACACGCTCACCGGCAACATCAGCTTGTGCGCTTTCACCGCCCATGTCTTCGGTATTTAATACTGATTCGTAAGGTGTATCGTCTTTTGTTTCCTGATATTCTTCTCTAGGATCATTTGTATTTCTAACAATTATATAACTTTGGTCAACACCGCAACATCTACCTAAATATTCTTGTAACACTTGGCTTGTAGTTGGATATTCTACTTCAGCTTCAAAATACGTAACTTCCATATTTTGTAATTGAGGGAAATCTAATGGACGTTCCTGGATTGGAGTTTTTTTGCCTGCTGTCATATTAACTACACTAAATTTCTTTAGAGCTGTTTCTAATTTATCTACACAGTCGTCTGGACAATCTCCAGCAACTCCTATTTTAAATTCATAAGTCTTTTTTGACTCTGTAAGTATTTCTTTAAATGATCTCATTGCGCACTGATCCTATTGTTATATATTATTTATCTTTATCCAAGCCTTTTAATCTTTCTAATAGGCTATTCCTATCAGTGACTACATAGCCTTCCCCGTTAACTATGTCGCTGTCACCGGTACCTGAATCTTTATCCTGCTTTTCTTTTTTTAATTGTAGCTCAATCATTTTTAATTTTTTATCAAGCTTTGCTGTTTTTGCATCTAGTGTTGTTTTAAGCATACCGCCAGCTACTTCAAATACTCTACCACTATATCGACTTTCTACATTCATTCCTAGATCCATTAGATCTTCATACGCTTGCATAGCTTTGTCAGCAATATCGTTAAGCTCTTTATCTGCCATTTCACCTAAGCCTTTAACAGCAGGTAATGCAGAACTAATTTTGTCAAATTCAGCAATGTCACGCATAGTTTTATTCTTTTCTTCTATTTCGTGCATTCTTTGATCTGCTTCTTGTTCTTCCGCTTGTTCTATTATTTCTTTAGAATCAGGCAAATTTAATAAATCTTCTAATTTTTTAGTCATGGTTCCAATCCATTATATACTACTATTATTTATCGTCTGCGACCATTATGAAATATATCTTCTTCGGTAACGATTCTAAATAATATTCGTTTTTGTTTACACCATGCTCTTGCTGCTTCCCACTTTGCTTGATTTACTACATAATGAGCTTGATTATGTTTGCTGTTTCCTAATTTATCTCGTCTTGCTTGACTTAACGGTTTAACTTCTATAAGTTCTACTCGCTGTTTCCCTCCTTTATCATTATATGCAATAAAAAAGTCAGGTACATATATGGTTTGTTTACCCGTTAATGGATTTCTATAAGGAATACGTATTGCTTCACTTGCCCATTGACTTACACTTGGGTGCTCATCGCAAAATTTCATAAATGTAAATTCCCATCCTGATCTATATGTTGGTGATTTAGTACCTACATATTTGTCCGGGTTTTTAAGATTGTACTTTCCTTGGGCAAATCTTGACATTAGTAAACAACATTTCTCTCATCAAAAAGTGAAGTTTCTGCAGAAGTTTTATAACCTAATGTAGATGTTTTCTTCCTATACAAGTTTAATATTTGAGATACAACATCAGTAAGTTCAATTTCTTTTAAGCCCTTTAATGTATCTAACAAGACGTATACAGGAACTTGATCTATTTGTGCTTGCTGTAAAAATATTGCTGCTGTGTTGATTGCTGATACTTTGTCAAAACCTCTTTTTAGAAAATATCCTACTACTGCACTTACATCACTTGCATTATAAGAAATTGGGTCTTTAAAATAATTATTAAAAATAACTTGAGTTTCTTCTTGTGTAGGCTGTTGGGGATTACTACTTAATGCCATATTATTCTCCTAAGGCGCTTTTCATAAAATTAAATAATTTAAAGTCGCCGGCAAATATTGCTGATTGTATGTCAGATAATATAATATTTTTTTGGTCTGGTGATAATTGATTGTATCCTTGAAAGTCTAGGTCTTCAACAAATCCTGTGTTAAGTACTTTAGCAAGAAAACTATTAAATGCTTCAGGGTTGTTACTTAATCTATTCCATGTTGATTCAGGATCTCCTGTTCTTCTACTTGCAGGTAGTCTAACATCCGGAACAAAGTTATTTTGTTGATCCCTAACAGGAGTAAAATATCCGGGAATAGTGCTTGAAGATCTAGGTCTAGTTGCTGTATTTTTGAAAATTGTACTTGTTAAAAAATCACTAGCAACGCCTGCTACAACTGATTTTACAAGGGGACTTTTAAAAGGTAATATATCAGTTATTTTCTGTAAAACAGGAGTAAGAATAAGATCAGCTATATTAGCAGTGCCTTGACTAGTTGTTAAAGGACTAAATGTATTGTCGTACAGTGTTTCGGGATCAGCAAAGTTTGTAGGTTCACTATTTTCTCCTATTATTCCGTTATCATACATAACAGACTCGTAAGCAATAGAAATTGAGTTTTCATTAAAACTACTACCGTCTGAGCTATCAACTCCTCCATGGTTCCACGAACTAAGTAAAGGATTAACAAGAGTATAACTGAACCAATTTTGTAAACTCAGTTGATATATTTTTATTGTTGAAAAGAATGGTTTATCGTAAAAGTTATTTAATCCATAATTTGGTGTACGTGGCGAATACTTGTCTCTTGGTGCAAAACTTCCATCAGTAGTAGATGTAGACGAACTTAATGAATGATTTCCGTCTTGGAAATAAAATCTATAGTACTCTTCTAACATTGCTCTAGTTGCGCCTAAATTATCATCGTGTAATACAAGATTAACATCTTGATAATCTAGTCTAGTCTGCATATTCTTCTTGCGATTGTACTGTTGTTTATTTTGTATATCTGCTCTAAAACCAGGCAAATCTGCGGACTTTACTAATACACCGATTTGTTTTTGAAATTGTTTCATATTTGAACCAATACTTACATCATCGGTAACTTCAAAAACAACATGATAAAGAAACTTTGTTTTAGGTGCAAATATATGCCCATACTCATTAAAAAGATTATGTGCATGTTGTGCGTCACGCAAGTGAGTGTTTAACGCTTGATTATCTAAATAGTTGTTGAAAAAGCTCATACTAATATTTATCCTCACTTATTAGGTGCGTATATAATAAAAAAGCAGGAATCATTTGACCCCTGCTTCTTAAATTACAAGATACCCAATTACTAAGCTATTAGCCAGTTACTTGAGTACCGCCTACGCCGTCTGCTGCAATTCTGCTTACTACTTCACCAACTCCAGTAAACTGCTCGTCTGCGCCATACTGGATAGCGTTGTCATAACGAATAGAAAGTGTTGTAGTTACTGCATCACTTGTAGCATATGCTAGTGTATTATAATTTGCTGATTCTAGATAACAACCTACTAGTTGGAATCTATCAATTACGTTTGAACCGTTGGCGCCGTTGCCGCCGTCTAAGATTTCAATTTTTGTAATAAACTTATATGTACCGCCTGATACAGCACTTGATTGTTCAAAGAAGTCAAACTGTCTTTGAAGCTGCTGACCAATGATTTTCTGTACATTGTTATTTGCATCTTCACGTAAAGTGATTGTAATTGGATCCCATGTGTGTTTACCAGCAAGATAGCTTCTTGAATTATAAGCATCGATAGTCATTTGTTCAAACGTTAAGTTTGGACGAGTTACATCAACTACCTGTCTTGTAATTTCACGGATGCCGTCAGCACCACCTGTTGTACCAAAATTTTCAAACAATACTCTAAAACGGTATTGTAATTTAGGCATGAGTAGTGAACTATTGCTTCCGCCACCATCTTCTGTTGGAATCGAAATATTTGTTAATGTTGTAATTGGCATTCTTGTTCTCCTGTTACAGTTGTATTTATGCAATTTAAGAGTGGGATTTCTCCCACTCTATAAAGTACGCATATTATCCCAGAGCTGCAATTTCTCCTGTATTCTTAAGTCTTAATGGAATGTAAATGAATTCAATTGCTTTTACTGGTTCAATTGCAATATCCAAATACAGCTCGTTTCTATCTACTCTCGCAGGAGTATTGTTTGATTCGTCACACACAACTAAGAAGTCATATAATGCTCTTAGTCCAACCAATTCAATTAACAACTGATCAGCTGCAGATTTAATTTGGTCACGTGTAATTTTATCATTTGGTTCAAACAAATAAGGTCTTGCAAGTAGTTCCAATTGTCCACGTAAGTAAACAACCAAACGTGCTACATTGACCCTATCTAGTGCAGAAGCATTTCTTGCTCTAGTTTTCTGACCAAATACAACTAACCCTGCTCCGCTAATAAACGTAATTGGGTTAATTTGTGCTGAGTACAACGTGTCACGCTGTCCTGTGTTAAGAGCAACACCTACAAATTCTCCTTCAGCATTAATAAAACCTGAACTTGAAGCATTTGTTACGCCGCCGCGTCTTGTACCTGCTGGAGCAAACCAGGGGAATGCTACTTGGTCATTAAGTACAAGTGTGCGTAGTGCCATATGTGATGCTGGAACTACAACATTGTTTCCAAAGTTATCACTTGAAAAGCCTGCTGGATAGTACATACCTAAATATTCGTCTTTAGATACACCACCTAAATCATTATCTTCTAGTGCGCCTCTTACGTTATTAGCCCACTCATTTAATGATGTAGCATCTGGTGTTAAGCGTAATGGTGTATCACCTACAACAAAAGCAGTTAAGCGTCTGTCATAATTAAGTGTAACCATTTCACCAATCAATTCAGGATATCCTGGCGTAGCAACTAAGTTAAACTGGCGACTTTCTTCGTCACGTATATCTTGATTGCTGTTAACCATAGCCTGTAGTGCTTGTACGACACTCTTGCGCTGTGCATGACGTCCAAATGTGCCTGAGCCATCTGCATTGTTTCCTGAGTCAGTTACCCATCTATGTGGATAGTAACTACCCATAGGTTGATCAATAACGTCTGCTGGATCTGAACTTTGTGGATCATCTACTTCAAAACGTTGATTTGAACCTGCAACATCAATTGAATTTAATACAAATTTCTTAACATTAAATCCGCTTCTGCGTGTGTTCCATAGCAACATTCCTTTTGGATATAGTGCAGGATCTGGAGCATCTGGATCTAAGTAATCGTTATCAAGTAAATCAACAATTGCTGCTGCTGCATATGGGCCTGCTGCGCTTCCGCCGCTTGTAGACCAACGTGCGTCTGCAAATAGCATACCTGCTTCAGTAGTTTGGTCTGACTTATCTACTAATACCCAGTCAGTTGATGTGCCATTATAACGATACACTAGCGGATAGTTTTCTAAGTCAGCTGTGCTAACCCATATGTCTCCATCTACTAACGGTGTTGTATCTGACTGTTTTGTTGGCTTAGATGCACTTACAATTGGACCACTTGGGTCTGTGTCTGCATAGTCTGCATTGTAGTTTTGATAACCTACCCATGTAGTACCATTGTGAATCATAATATCAACATCGTCAACTGTTGAGCTATACCAACGCTGTCCATCTGATGTAAGTGCTAATGGCTCTGCTGGTGATGCAGTGTATGTTAATGGCTTCCAGTTAGAAGCAACTAAACTATGCGTAGCATCGCCTGTTGGTGCAACATATAAGTTTGCTGTAGCAAGATCTCTATTGCTTTCGTTAGCAGTCAGACCAGCAAATCCCATTTCATTTAAAAGACCATCTGTATCTATAATACGGAAATCTCCGCCTAACTTGTGCTCAATAACAACTCTGTTTTGTGCGTTTACATACGATACAACGTTTGTAAAGTTAGCAGCGTTAATAGCGCCTGCGATAGTATCTGCATCTGCTGTTGTGCCGTTAATAACTACGTTAGTTACAGCTTTACTTGCAAGTGTCGCAGAATTTTTTACTGTTTCAGCAATTGTAAATGCTTTTGTGCCAGCTGTTAATTGTGAAACAATTTTGTCAGATACAATTGAAGTAGCGCCTACTGCGGCTCTATAATGAATTTTATAGTTTGCTACAGTTGGTGTTTCCTCATCAATATTTACTCTTATGTATAAATCGTCTGCAAGTAAATTTTCGCCGCCACCTGTTTTATCTAATGCCATTAGCGCAGATTGGTTGCTCGTATATAACGGAGCATTAACATTATTCCAAAGTTGTGTATCTGTGCTATATTGCTTGACTCTCCAGTTAGCGCCACCGTTTGGTACTGTAGTTTTAATCCATAAGCTACCGGTTGGTGCTGGTGTTGTGTCGCCAGTTTTATAAGTAGGTACACTTGTATGCGGAGCAATAGTTAATCTTGGTACACTATACGTACCGTTTTCAATTCCTAAGCCGCCAGCTGCTGAGTCAGCAAGTCCTGTAAGTGAACCTTGTCCGCCACCAACTACAATCTTTCCGTCTGCATCGCTACCGTTTGAAGTTGCAGTCGAATCACCGTAAATTTCTAATACGCCGTCTACTGCCGCTGCACTTACACCTGTAATGCCTGCACCATTGATATCGCTTGCTAAATTAGCAATTGTAGTTCCAGCTAGTGTCACTGTCACTGTGTTAATTACAATTTCGTCACCGTTTACAAGTGTTGGATTACGTGAAGTACCTTTGACTGTTGCATGGCTTGCCATCCATTTATTACTACCAACTGTCACCCATTCGCCTGCAGTAACACCTGTTGCGTTACCTGATGCTTTATAATATAGTTTGTTAGAATCAGCTGCAGCGTTAAGAGCAAAGTCTCCAATTGCGCCTACTGATCCTTTTGGAATACCTGTTGCAACATTTCCAACTAAGTCAGTAGTTTCAGTAATTACTTTTGTTGTAACTGCTGTAAATGATTGGCCGCCGCTAGTTGTAATAGCTTCACCATTCCATTCTAAAATACCCAACTTTGTGTTTAGTGTATCAAACCACCAAGCACCGTCTGCTGGTTCGCCGCCTGGTGCAGTTGCACTTGCAGCAAGTTCTGATAAATCTAAGTCTGCTCTTACAACATATGCTCTGTTAGATACGCCAAGTAATGAGTATGCAGTATTAAGTCCATATTCATTTAGCTCTCCTCCATGAACCATGTTGCCGTTTGCATCCGATTCAAATAATGCATCTCCAAACAAGTCGCCTAATTCTCTTTGACTTGTTACGAGATATGGTTTGCCAGCATTTGCTGCCAATGTTCCTTGTGCAATGCCGCTGCCAGATGCCTTTGTTTTATTTGTCGCTGTTGTGACAAATACCATTGGAACTGTAGCTGCTGCCCCTGGTGTGTAGAAGCTCTCGTCAATTACATTGACTTCTACTCCTGGTGATACTAGTGCCATGTTTTGTTCTCCTGTTGGAATTATGTTTCGCTGTATGTATTTAGCTATCCAGAACAAAATCATAGCTATAATTAGCTAAAAAAAGGGATAAAAAAGGTGAGGTAAATACAATATGAGACCTTTATGCCAATGCGGTGAAAGACCGGCCGCTATAAATTATAAAAAGAATAACAGAACTTACTATAGAAAGCTATGTGAGATTTGTTTGAAGCACGGTTTAGGGCACGGTATTCCAAAATGGAAACAACGTGGTTATGAAAAGAAAACTGAATGTGAAAAGTGCGGGTTCAAATCAAAACACGAAGAACAATTTAATGTATTTCATATTGACGGTGATTTAAATAACTGTCGACCTAATAATCTAAAAACTATTCGTGCTAACTGTCAGCGCATTATGCAAAAAGACGGCGTTCATTGGAAGCAGGGAGACTTACGTCCTGATTTTTAAAAATAGTCTTAATTAAAATATCTACGTTTTGCTCTAGTCTTTTTAAGTCTCCGTTATTATCAATAGTGTAGTCACACATCCACTGTTCAATACTCATTGAACTAGAATCTTCAGAGGGCAAATGATCTGTCCTATCAACCCAAATTGCATAGTCGAATAGTTCTTCATTTTGCATAGCAAAGAATTCACGCTTGTTACGCAGGCCGCAGTATATATCGTGTTTAGCAAATAAGTTACGCCCTAATTTAGCTAAATCATCTTTGCAATAGTTATGAATCATATTATACCATTCTGTTCGATGATTATGCCTGTCAGCATAACATGCTTCTTCATCTTTATAATTGTATTGATCTTTAAGATCATTAAAGATAAAAAGTTCAGAACAGAACTTACTACTAGATTGAAAAGAATAATTGTAATTTTCAAGTAATTCGCAAACAGTGTCTTTACCGTGTCTGCCGTGTCCTACAATTAATAGTTTGGGTAGCAAAGGATTCTCCTTAAAGTATACTGTGTAGTATAGCTTAGTTTTAAGAAGTTGTCAAGTGTTTTTTAACCAATTACAAAACTATAGCCAACGCCGCCTGGTACAGCTAGTGATACTTCTTGTTCTAACTTGTCCATTTCTTGTTGCGCTTCTGCTTTTAATGTATCGCCATTAAGAGTTGATCCACCTTGTGGGCCTGCAATAGTTGCAAACTTTGAACGTGCTTCCCCTAACATATATTTGCAAGCTGCTAGTGTATAGTCTTTAATCCATTGTGATGCTAAGTAGTCGTTTAATAGCTCGTTATCGGGACGATAATTGTATGCATACAATAATATTTCCTCTTCAGCTCTTGGACGTTGTAATAATGTTAATTTTTTGCTCGTTGGGTTCCATTTAAATTCAATAAAACTGCCGAACATTCTGCCAACAAGTTCTTGATGCTGTGAAAACATATCGTAAGTTGCTAGGCCGCCCATTTTAGAACCAGATAACAAATAAGTGTTTGTATATGCTAAATTAAACGGTTCAAATAAACTGCCACCATCTCCACCGCCTGATCTAGAACCTATACTTCTACGGAATAACTTACGAATTTCCATAACTTCGTTAGGTAATATATATTCGTTTTGGTCTACTACCGTTGTTAAAAACATATACGATTCTTCAACACTGTTATCACTACGTTGTCTAAACCTAGAAAGTGCCTTATCTAATGCAGTTTTATAATGTATTGGATCAAGTTCAACATCAATCATTCCTCCGCCAAGGAATGTGTTTACATAATCATATACTTCTTGTTTTTGTGTTGCTAGTTCTGCCATACAAGTTCTCCGTATAGTATTTATCGATAAATATATATATGCCGAGAATATCTTTATATAAACCAGAACGCGGAAACGATTACAACTTCTTAGATAAACAAATCCAAGAGATGTTTACTGTTGGCGGAACTGATATTAACATACACAAATACTTAGGTACTGAAGTGCCGTCAGATGACGACAGAAGTGCTACACAGCCAGAATATGATGCTGTTGCAGAAACTAATATTCAAGATTTATTGTTCTTAGAAAATCGTGACAGGAAATATGATCCTGACATTTATACAATGCGAGCAATATATAATGTACAAGATATAGATTTTGATTTAAGCCAGTTTGGTATGTTTCTTAGCAATGACACATTGTTTATGACCATACATATTAACAGTAGTGTAAAAACACTTGGCAGAAAAATTATGAGCGGTGATGTAATTGAATTACCGCATTTAAAAGATGAATACGCTCTTAATGATGCTGCTTTTGCATTAAAAAGATTTTATGTGGTAGACGATGTTAATCGTGCAGCAGAAGGATTTTCACAAACTTGGTATCCACATTTATATAGACTGAAATTAAAGCAAATAGTAGACTCGCAAGAATTTGCAGAAATATTAGATTTACCTGCAGAAGAAGGTAGTGATAATACATTACGCGATTTATTATCAACATACGAAAAAGAAATGCAAATTTCAAATGCAGTAGTTGCACAAGCAGAAGCTGATGCTCCTAAAAGCGGCTTTGATATTAGTCATTATTATTCTTTAGCAACAAACGAGGACGGAAGTGTTGCATTGCGTACTGCTGACCAAGGCGATATCGATGCATCAAATGTTAATACAAATGCAGACGAAGTTACTGATAGACCTGATAGATCCGGGTATACAGGATATCTAGTAGGTCAAGGAGACAATGCGCCAAACGGAGCACCTTTTGGTTTTGGTATTAAGTTTCCTGTAGATCATCAAGAAGGTGATTATTTTTTACGTACAGATTTCCTACCAAATAGAATGTTTAAATATGACGGTATAAGATGGGTTAAAGTAGAAGATGATATTAGAATGACTCTAAGTAATACACTACAACGTCAAACGTATAAAACAGAATTTATTAATAATACTAATACAAATAACATAGACGGTGAAGTTGTAGAAGAAAGACAAAGCTTATCTAAAGCATTGCGCCCACGTACACCAGAGGCAGATAACTAATGTTACATTTTTATGACGGACAAATAAGAAGATACACAACACAAATGATGCGTATTTTAAGCAACTTTCCAGTTAAGGATGGTAAAGGTAAAACTAAAGAAGTGCCTGTAACATACGGCGATTTATCAAGACAAGTTGCAAATATTATTAGAGAAAATTCAGAAAACAAAATTCCTAGTGCGCCGCGTATCGCAGTGTATCTTACTGGGCTGGAATTAGATAGAGATAGATTAACTGATGCAACATATACTAGATCAGTAAACATACGTGAACGAGCATATGACGAAACGACTGACGAATATTTAAACTATCAAGGAAAGAATTATACGGTAGAACGATTAATACCAACTCCGTATATGATGAGAGTAAATGCTGATATATGGGCTACAAATACTGATCAAAAATTACAACTACTTGAACAAATACTTGTGTTGTTTAATCCAAGTTTAGAAATGCAAACTACAGATAATTTTATTGACTGGACAAGTATTACTGTTGTAAATTTAGAAAACGTACAATGGTCAAATAGAAGTGTACCTGTAGGAGTTGATAGTGAAATTGATATTGCTACACTTACTTTTAGTATCCCAATATACATTAGTCCTCCGACTAAAGTTAAGAAAATGGGGGTTATTACCAATATTATAACAAGCATGTTTGACGAAACTAGAGGTACTATCGAAGATGGTGTAAGTGGGCCTATTACAAATGCAGGCACTGACTTCTTATCAGGACTCACAGGAGGCGATAAAAATCGTAAAGCACAAACTGCTGTAGCAAAGGAACTAGCAAACGTAAACTATAAACAATACGGTTTATACCTAGAAACATCGTGTGCGCAATTAATTAATAACGGTGTTGTTGGAATGAAGAGTTGGAATGAAATATTTGAAGCACTTCCAGGAACATATATGGCAGACGTTAGTAGAATATATGTAAACAATAATGAAAATAGTAATACAATTACAGGCACGTTTGTACATAATCCGTTTGACGAAGGTAAACTAGAAATAAATTGGGACATGGATAGTTTTCCAAGTGACACTATTATAGATGGTAGAACTACCATAGATTACATTATAAATCCAACTAACTTTAATCCGTCTTCGATAAAATCTTCAGGTTTAAGGTTATTACTATTAGAAAGTATTGGTGATCAAACTACTGGATCAGGAGCATCGGCTTGGAAAAATGCTGATAATACTAACTTAGTTGCAAGCGCAAATGATATAATTGAGTGGGATGGAAACAAATGGAATATTGTGTTTGATTCTAGTACTGCTACATCTACAACTTACACAACTAATTTAAACACAAGCGTTCAATACAGATTTAGAGATAACGAATGGCTACTTAGTATAGATGGCGAGTATCCAATTGGTACATGGAGAATATCACTAACGGGCTAATTATATGTATGACAGATATGATTACATGTAGTGGAGCACTATTCTATACTTTAGATACAAATAGATTTCTTTTTTTACATAGAGCAAACGGCAAACGTAATAACATGTGGGGGCTAGTTGGCGGCACAAATGAAGGATTAGAAACACCATTCGAAGGTTTAACAAGAGAGATAGAAGAAGAAATTGGCTTTTTGCCAGACATTAAAAAAACTTTGCCTTTAGAAAGTTTTATAAGTGCAGATAGTAAATTTTATTTCCACACATATCTTTGCGTTGTCCAATCTGAATTTATACCTACCCTTAATAACGAACATGACGGTTATGCATGGAGTGCATTTACCAAATGGCCAAAACCATTACATTTTGGTTTACGCAATACATTACAAAGTAAAGTAAATTTAAATAAATTAGAAACTGTATTCCAAACCATAAATTTACTTGACATATCGCATCAAACGTAGTATAATATAAAGATGAAAGTATTAGTTCTTGGTGACATAATCATCGACAAGTATATCTACGGTACTAGTTCACGCATTAGTCCCGAAGCCCCCGTTCCTGTAATTACATACAAGAGCGAAGTTGAAACACTTGGAGGGGCAGGACTTGTATATGAGAATCTTAAAAGTTTAGGAGTTGATGTTACATTATTTAAAACAAATCAACCACGTAGTATTAAGACACGTATAATATGTGACGGTCATTACATAACCCGTATAGACAACGATAAACATGCAAATTCAAACGTAGTTTTAGATGAAGTATTATGTAGTGATTTTTCTAAGTATGATTATGTAGTACTAAGTGATTATAACAAAGGTGTTCTAGATGAATCTTTAAAAATTATAGAACATATTAATAAATTTGGTTGTAAAATTATTGTAGACCCTAAAGAACATGCAACTCAGTACAAAAACGCATGGTTAGTAAAACCTAATAATAGTGAATTTACTAAGTTTGGATTTAGTGATTGGAATGGCAATATCATTACTACTAATGCCAGTGATAATGTAGTTGCTTGTATAGACGATGTTGATTATAATCTTCCTGTTGCACAAGTAGAAGTATCAGATGTTACAGGAGCAGGCGATTGTTTCTTAGCAGCATTTGTATATGGCTTAACTAAAAGTTATGATTATATGAAATGTTTAGAGATTGCTATAAAAGGTTCTAGATGTGCAGTACAGCACGTAGGCACATATACACTAGCGCACAATGATATTGAAGAGCGTGTAATTTTTACAAATGGTGTGTTTGATATTATGCACACAGGACATTTTAATTTACTAAAAGAAGCACGTAGTTTAGGCGATAGACTTGTTGTGGGTATAAACTCAGATGCAAGTGTAAAACGTCTAAAGGGCAATAATCGCCCAGTAAACAACATAAAAAAACGTGTTGAACAAATATCTATATTACCATGGGTAGACGAAGTTCACGTTTTTGAACAAGATACTCCTTATGAGTTAATTAAACATATAGCACCTAACTTAATTGTAAAAGGTGGTGACTATACTGTTGAAACCGTAGTAGGACATAATTTAGCTGATGTACATATTATACCTACAGTGGATGGATATTCAACAACACAGATTATAGAGAACAGCAAATGAAAATATTAGTTACAGGACACAAAGGATTTATTGGATCAAACGTTGCAAAATATCTGCAACGCAAAGGCCATGATGTAGAAGGTTGGGATTATATTCCTGGTACAATACCTGATCCGAGTGGATACGATTGGGTTATACATCTAGGTGCAATTACTTCTACAACGTTTACAAACGTAGAAGAAATTATGGAAACAAATTTTGAATTTAGCGTTAGGCTTGCACAAACTTGTGATATGATGGGTGTTAATATGCAATATGCTTCTAGCGCAAGTGTGTATGGACCCACTACGCATTTTATTGAGCATGGTCCATTACAACCTCAATCACCTTATGCATGGACAAAGTACCTATTTGATAGATTTGTAATGCAACTTAAGGATGAATTTCAAATAAACATACAAGGTTTTAGATATTTTAATGTATACGGAGAAGGTGAAGAACACAAAGGCGATCAAGCAAGTCCTTATACTAAATTTGCATATCAAGCCAAAGACAATGGTGTAATTAAATTATTTGAAGATAGTAATAACTATCGTAGAGATTTTATATGTGTTGATGATGTGTGTAAAGTACACGAAGCAATGTTAGATATTAATAGTTCTGACATATACAATGTAGGTACAGGACGTTCTGTGAGCTTTGAATCTGTAGCACAGGCTATTGTTAACAAGCATGGCGGCAATATAGAATATGTGCCGATGCCAGAAAACATAAAATCACAGTATCAAGAATTTACATGTGCAAAAATGGATAAACTAAATTCAGTATTGGACATAGATTGGATTAACATAGAGGATTATATACATGGCAAGTAGACTTTCAGGAACAGTAGAAAAAGGTTGGGGCATAGAATTAATTTGGGCTACTAATGATTTATACTGTGGTAAGCTTATGGTATTTAATAAGCCCGGTGCTAAATTTTCAATGCATTTTCATAAAGAAAAAGATGAAACATGGTTTGTTAATGAAGGCAGATTTATGGTAAGATGGATAGATACTAAAACAGCAGAGTTGTTCTCACAAGAACTAAAGCCGGGGGATACATGGCATAATCCTCCATTACAACCTCATCAGCTGACAGCTATTACAGCAGGAACTATTACTGAGGTTAGTACTGCTGATTCAGTTGAAGATAATTATAGAGTCTTTCCAGGTGATAGCCAGAAGGTAGAAAATGAGCCGATACAACCATCTTAAAAATTCTCAACACACTATAGATAATTTTAAAAAAAGCGTTGTAGGATTAGATAGAGACGGCGTTATAAATTTAGATCGTGGTACATATACTTGGAAAAAAGAAGACTTTGAGCCTATACCAAAATCTATAGAAGCTGTGTCTTTGATTAGACAAAAGGGTCACAAAGTTGTAATAATTACAAATCAAGCCGGCATACACAAAGGACTATATACAGAGGATGATGTAAACACTTTACATCATTACATGCTTGACTTATTTGGTCAAGCAGGATGTCCTAGTATAGACGGAATATATTTTAGTGCATCTAATGTAAAACAAGATCCGTTTGCAAAACCTAACGTAGGTATGTTTAAAAAAGCAGCCACGGATATTAAAAATTTAAATTGGTCTACAGGATATTATGTAGGTGATAAAATTACTGATTTAAAAGCTGCATTCAAGGTAAAAGCAACACCTATACTTGTGCGCACAGGTCACGGTGTTGAAACTGAAGAACTATTAAGTAGTAGACATTCTTACAGACCTATTAAAAAACAAACACAAGTTTATAATAACTTGTGGGATTTTGCACAGGCTCTTTAGGCCTGTGCTTCACCCCATCTTAGAATAAGGTTTGCATTTGCATCCGCACCCGAAACCTTATACACGTTAATTGCAAGAACATCTGGACCATTTGGGAAGGTTCCTCTGCCACCTAGTGTGGTATTTGTAAGTTCTTTCAATTCACTAAAGTCCACAGTTGATCTTTCTCCTGGGTTAGCAATAAACGAAAATACTGTTTCGCCCGGCTGTGCAAACGGAGGTTGACTAAATGCAAATTGTATTGTTCCTGTGCCTGCAGCTAGTGTTCCTGTAAATGCGTTGTTAAACTGTACTTCGTAATATGTTACACTACCAAATATTTTTTGGGATATTGCAGATACACTTGTGTTTGCAGGGAATACTACACTTCCGCCGGATTCGGTTACTGGTGTTCCTAGCGTAATACCCGAAGCAGCATAACTAGTTGAGTCTATGTATGCATAGTTCCTGTTTACAAGCGTAGCATTTCGAGTAATGTCAAATCTATTTGATTGATTTCCATTAATGTTGCCTGATATACGATTTGAAAGTCGAAGATAGCCATAGTCGCCGCTACCGTTTATCTGTCCGCCAGTAATAGTTGTGTTAGCTGGAATTCGACCTTGAACGTTATCTACAATAGATGCTCCAAGGACTGCATTAATATCGGTTCCGAATGTATTTCTAAAGTCTGTTGCGTTAACATAAACTACACTATTTCTTCGATAACTGGTATATATACCACTGTCTAATGTGCCAGTTGTATTAGATATTTGAGTACCTGTGGTGTTTGTAACAGTGTTATCAGTTGTCCAGTTCACACTACCACCTGATGCAACTTGTGCAAAGCTAGGTTGTCCACCTTGTGCAACGCTTGACAGTCCTGTCCAACCAACATCTGCTGGATTAATTGGATAGTTTTGTGGATTCAACACACCTTCAATAACAATGCCGCCTTGAATAGGAGTGCCGTCGCTTTCAAAACCATCTGATGTAATTTCTAGTCCTTGCAACAACAACTGTGCTCTGTTAAGCAATTCTCTTTCACCTAGGTCGCCAATAATAGCATTAGAAACACTAGGTGCTAGTCTTAACATAAACGCTGTTTGTTTAATTGTATTTGCATTAAGACCTGTTTCAGCGTATGAGAAAATGTATCCTCTATCTTCGTCAAATCCGCCATCTGTTAAAAATGCTGAACCCCAGTGTGATATCAACGGAGTAATTGTATTACTAATTAATACTACTCCAGTTTTATCTACGTGTGCGTCCGCTGCGCCTGCGCTATACGTTCTTTCTGCTCCTGATTGGAAGTTAGTTAGTGCAGTGCCTCTTGTACATCCAGTAAGTGTATTTGTTGTTTTGTCATTAGCAGTAAAACTAATAATTTCATTATCGATGTACACAGTTCCAAACTCTGGGAAGAAACTACTATCTAATAACGGAATCGTAGTTTGTGTATTATCTAGTGCTGCTGCAAGTTTTGCTGGATAGCCTTCGTTAGTAACTTCGTAACGCACAGGCAAGTTACCTGAACGCATAAACGCTTCTGTGTTTACGTTTGAGTTACGCATTCTATGTGCAAATACAAAGTTACCATCTGAGCCACGTAGCATAAAGTCGATAAAACCAGCACCATACCAACTGTATTGAATACCGATCATTTGCATCTTAGCAATGTCAATATCGTAACCACTTGGTCCAGCACCGTCAAGTGTATCTAAGTTAAAGTCTTGCTGTTTCACTTTTTTGTCAACTACTAAATTAGCTTTTGCACCAGTAATATCAGTAACACCTCTAAAATCTGGTGTTACATTGATTTCTGTTTGGCTAACAACGTGTGATACAACATGTGTCATACCTCTAATAATAATTCTATCGCCAGCCTTTGTTTGGTCTCTAAATCTTGTTGCTGTACCAGTAACAGTATTGCTGTCAACTTCAATAGCACATGTTCCTGCTAATTGTTGTGTACCTGTACGTTGATTTACACTAACGTTTTGTCCATCAAATTCCCAAAAAATACCATTTTGATCATCAAAAATACCAGAACGTACAGTTGCGCCGTGCCATGCAACAACACTCATTTGGGAGCCAAAACCAAGTACAGCTTCTTGTTTCATTACCGGAACAGTATCTTCTACTGTGCCTACATTTCTTCTTGATTTTAATTCAGCTAGCGCAATTTTCACTCGGTTATCTATAGTTGCAGTTTGACTAATACCTTGCAAATGATTTGTAAGTGCAGTTTTGTCATCTACTGTTATAGAATCGCTTTCGTTAAAATCGCCCCACTTACGACCGTCATATGCTGTTTCATTAAGGAAAAAGTCGTGTACATCGCTTGTGTTAGTATCAAGTAATACTTCGTCAAATACTTGTACTAACGGCCAATCAGCAATTGCTGTTGCTTCTAAAAATTCAGTGTCATCAGCAAGACGTCTAAGTGCCCTCACTTTGAAAGTTCTTTCATTTATAACTTCTTGTACAGTATAATCAAACTCGGGGGGTACTACTGTTTCTGTACCACTGTTGTAGCCGCTACTTTCTACAGCTAATAATCTAATTATACCGCCTACTTGAACTCCGTGATCGTTATCGTCTGTCGTAATAGTAATTAAAGAATTAACTTCTGTGCCATCGGCAGTTACACTTGCTAAATCATAGCTTGGTGCAAATAGAGCACCAGTTGTGTACATAATACCTTTACCTGATTGGTAACGAATATATTTTTTACTTTGACGTATTGCTTGCGCTCCGTGCTGCGGGCCGCCAGTTCCTAACTGAACGCCGCCGTCAAATGGCCTATGAATAAAGAAACTATCTGGCCTAGTATAGAATGTTCCTGAAATAACATCTGAAGCACTAGTTGAGATTGATCCTGCAGCTCTTGCTACAAATCTTAATTGATTAGTTGAAGGTATATTAGTTGCAAGGAAAGCACCCGATGCAAGTAAATGGTTGTTTGATCCATCATCTGAACCAATAACTGTTATGAAACTGTTGCCAGGAACAATACCATGTGGAGTATCAAATGTTGCTTCAATTGTTGCTAACTCGCTGAAGCTAATAGATGTAGTTTGTGGCACAGGTTCTGTTGTTACTTCACTCATTGTAAATGTACAAATTAATGCTACACTATCACCCGGATTAGCACCTGTAAAGTTTGGAGTATACGATGTTACTGCACCCGCGTTTACACCGGTTACAAAAAACGTTAAATCGTGTGTACCATCACCGTCTAATTGTGATCCAGGTACAAACAAAGTATTACCAATTTCATAGTTTGTGCCGCCTTGAGTAATTAATATATTATCATATATGCCGTTTATTCTTCTAATAGTAAACTCGGCGCCTGATCCTGCCGGTACATCAGCTTGTGGTGCTACATTAGTATATGCTAATGTGCCGTTATTACCACTGCCTGTTGAGTTGAATGTTAACACAGCACCTGTGGCGTCCACTGTTAGCACTGTGATTATAATATCGTTAGTTGGTGTTGCACCGCCAACTAAGTTACCTAATATTTTTAATTCTTGGTTCGGCGCATAATTGGTGCCGCCCGTAGCAAGTGTTATCGTATATACTGTTGCATTTAAGTCAACATCAAATGTTGCTCCAGTTGGGTTAATAATTTCGATAATACCTGTTGTAAATGATTCATTATTTACAGATACACCAGCTGCGCTTGATGCTGTAATAGATCCACTACCGTCTACGTTATCAATTGTTACAGTACAATCGTTAGTTGTTGATGCGCCTCCTAGGTCTGCACCATCAACTGTAAATTGATCTCCGATACTATATCCTGCGCCGCCGTTTAGTAAAGGAATAATTGCTTGATACACAGTGCCTACACGTCTTATATCTACAGTTGCGCTTGTGCCCCCTGCGGCTGAAGTTGTATAAGGTACATCTGAATAAACAACATCAGCATCTGCGCCTGTGCCAGAAATACTTATTCCTGTAATTGCACCGGTTCTTCCGCCCACAGTACCTACACTAGTAACTGTACATATCGCATCATTAGTTGAATCAATGCCTCCAAGGTTTGAACCTAATATTCTAAATGTATCATTTGCTATAAAGTCATCAGATACATCACCTGCATTTAGTGCTATTGAATATACATTATTGTTAACTGTAACGTCTACTAATACGTCTCGACCTTGGCCGCCTTCGTATATTGCGCCGGAACCGTTAAATGATGCTGTTCCGCCAACGGCTGTACCTGACAAAGTAACAGTTGTTATTGCTCCTAACGGACTTGTAGCAACACTGTCAACATAAATTAAACAGTCATTTGTAGGAGTTGTTCCGCCTAGAATCGTACCTAATACTTTTAGTCTATCCCCAGCTTTATAATCAACACCGGCTGTAGCAATTGCATCTAAAGAATAAGATCCACCAGATCTAGTAATGTCAAATGTTGCACCTAGACCATCTACTGGTTCGGTGCTAGGTAATACTCCGGTATATGTTTTAGTATTAGAAGCTAAGTTTGATGTTAATCCGCCACTCAGTGTAAGTGTATTACCTACAATATTATTAACAAATATAGCTTGTCCGTCGCCGCGATCTAATGCAAGGTTTGCAAGTATACCTGTAGAATCTACTACTTCAATATCAGTATCTCCAATTACTGCATTTTCTGCAATTTCTAATGTACTAAATTCGCCGCCGCCAGATGAGTTATCAACAAAGTTTGTAACCTGTGCGCCTAGTGGTATTCCGGTGCCAGTTAACGGTGAGCCAACTTCTGGACTATTACCGTCATATGGCAGTGTGTTAGAACCTGTCGGAACAGACAATTCAGTTATCATTGTTCCTGCACTACCATTACTTACAACTTGGAAATTTGCATTAGTAATGCCAGCGCCTGTATAAAATCCAGCTTCTCTTAACTGCGTGTATCCCGTAGAAAGTACATCACCATTATTAGTGCCAACTTTTGACTTTGCATAATATGTAAAAGTATTGTCAGTTGGTGTTTCGACTATAACAAAACTACCTTCTCCTCTAGCTGCTCCCGAAACTGCATTTTCTAAAGCTTTAATTGTTATAGGAGTTCCTGAATCAAAACCATGTGGTGCAACTGTTGTTACTGTAATTAATGATGCACCTACGCCACTTGTTCCTGCACTTGCATCAGTTACAACTGATAATACTTCGGAACTAGTTCCAGGTATTTCGTATACACTAGGATACCCTCTCATCATAGCAATTGCAGACCATTTAGTAGGCTGAAGCCCGTACTCAAAGTCAGCATCGAGCATACTTAGTGGCGGTGCAATACGCATACGCTCAATAGCATCTGTACCAAAATCGTATGGTCTTACTGTTTGAACACTTTTGCCGTTTTCTATTTTTTCTACAAAAATTTGTATATCATCAGTTTCTGATTGATCTTCAGTGTTGATATTAAGCCATAACATAGTGACTGCGTCAGTTGTTTGTAAATAAGACTTAAAGTTTTCGTTAGTACCTTTTGTTTGTAATTCAACCTTTGCGCCTGCATTAACATCAGCAAAGTTATAAATGATATTGTTTGTAGTTGTATTTGAAGCAATTAAAATTTCATCTTGATCGTATCTACCTTGGAAAGATAGTTTACCAATTGTATTTTCTTCATATGTTGGCAAGCTTGATACACCGTTGTGTATTACGTTTATAACAACATTACTTAACGTATCTATACGAGTGCTTGCAACCGCTTCTCCGTTGGTTGAATTTGTAGTTTGTGTAACTTCACTATTCAACACTTGCGGATATGTAGTATTTTGGAATATATAATCTGTAAGTAAGCGTTGAATAAGTGCATGGGATGCTAATTCTGCACCTCTATCGCCGTCAACTTGAGCAACTCCGTTGTCCCAATAGTAATTTACATACTTGTATGTTTTTTCGTTGCCGCCATATCGTAAGTCATTCTTATATGCATCTAATATTAGTCCAACATCTCGTTCGCACTTATCTGCACTTGTATTAACATAGTTAAAAAATACATCACTAACACCATCTGTAACTGCACTTTCAAATGTGTGTACAGAAGTATCAGAAGATATGCCTACATTTACTGAAACTGTTGTATCGCCTATATCTGTAATAATAATAGGTTTGTTATAGTACGGATCATGACCTGTTGCGTTTGGCACGCCAACAGGTCTTGGATATGGGTGTAATGTAGCATTACCATCTAATGCGCATCTAAAAGTAATTCCGTGTGTAGCTATATTAATTGCGTCTCCAACATTAAAGTTGTGACTTAGTACTACAGAATTTGTTAATGAACTAACAAAAGTATGCACAGAAACATCATCTGTTCTTACTCCAAGATCAACTGTGATTGTAGTTGCACTTACAGCATTAATTCTTATTGCGTATGTTGGATATGTAGGCTGAGTATTACTTGTATTTGACCAAGTTATTCCGTTAGCAGAAACTTTTATATATTGGCCAACGGTTAAAGTATGAGTTCCTATTGTAAGTACAGCATCGCCCGAACTAGGGTTATAAGTACCTGTAGTTGGAGTAAACATTGTATTAGGAATAATAGTAAGTTCCATAACTCCAGTTGCAGGTAAGTAAGTTGCAGTTTGGGGTGTATATTGCCTTGCGTCCAATACTTTTTGTGTTATATATGCATTAACTTCCTTTTGTAAAAAGGATTTATTGCTTGTAAGTAATGAATATGCATTAGGATAAAGATTTTCTAATCCACCCATTCCTGGTTTAAATACGTAATTTTTTATTTGTGTTTTTGCCATTTTTTATGATCCAAGTGCAATTGCGTAGACTATTGATGTTACATCTACGTATGTTTTATTTGTCATGCTAGTATTTATAGTCGGAGCGTTTGCCACCGTACCACTGGTGAATGCAGCAGTAGAAGGCGTAGTTGCTCCTATTGGTGATGCATCTATTGTACTAGATGTAATAGCACTACTTACAATAGGTATGCTTAACCCATTGTCTGTAATTCTACCTTTTAGTTCGTTGTTTATTTGAAAAACTACTTTATTAGTAGCATTTATTTCTAGGTTAGTTGTACTATCTAGTTTAGAAATCCCTAAACCGTCAATATCTAATCCGCTTGTAGTAGTTGATCCGCCTACATGTAGATTCTTTGCTACTCCCATTCCACCGGACACTTGCAGTGCCCCTGAAGTAGTGCTTGTGCTTTGTGTTACACTAGTAACTTCTAGTGTACCAAACACACCTGATTGATCTTGTATGTTTATTGTGCCAACTATTGTTCCGTCAACGTTTCCATAGTACAACGTATTAGGTGCGTCTAATGCAACAGACAATTGTAACTGTCCATCTACTTTACCTTGAGCAAATTGTTCTACTGTTCCATCTGAATGTACTAATCCAGTATTATATAATGTAGTGCCTGCACTATCAGAATATATTTTCATAACCAAATCATCTAGATCTAAGTTGAATGTATATCTTGCATTCCTATAAATTGTTATAGGTGGATTTTCTCCAGCTTCGCCTGTAAAAATAAAACCGGTAGCTGTATCGGAAAGAGTCCAGTCACTTACTCCGCCGCCGCCGCCTCCGGCACCCGCTGCTTGAATGGAAGTTGCAACTATGTTACCATTTGCATCTACAGAAAATCCCGGGCTCGCAAAACCAAAATCTGATTCAAATGGATTATTTGTTATAGGCATTTACTTCTTACTCCGTTAATGTATTTATTTGTCTGACAGCGTATGGTAATAATTTGCACTGTATATAATTCTAGCTCCTGCTAATTCTTCTCTAGTAGGTCCTACAATTAATTTAAAAACTGAAAGATCTACATTACCAGTTACAGTAATAAGTTTTTCTTCAATATTTGCCCTACCGTAAATTGTTACTGCTGCATCCTCAGGTCCTGCAACAACTAAAACTTTTACAACCTCTTTACTATCCCTACCGTTGTCTACAACTAATGTATATTCAGCGGACATAATTTCGCCAACATGCCACGAGTCTATTACTGTGTTATTATAGACTTGTTTTTCTAGTCCTTTGTGTGATAGTTGAGTATTGTTTCTAAGCTTTAATGAGCCTTTAGCCCCTCTATCAAAGTAGTCTGTAAAATCCATTATCATCTCGCTCTCAGTATTAGTTATATTTATCTAAAATGATCATAAGTACAACACACAGGAGTTATTGATGTTTAGAAAAAAACCAATTATATTAGATTGCTATACTAGCAACAAATCGTATTTTATAAATGCAAAACCTACATTTGGGACAGAACGGCCTAAGCCTACTTGGTTAGAAGAATTAAAAACAACCGTAACTTTATGGATTGAGCAAATAGGCATGCACAATAAAATGAGTACTGTAGGTATATGTCCCGGTATTAGAGACTTTATGTCTAAAGCTATACATTTTCCTATGTGGGCAGATCTTGATATACGTATGAATCCGGACGCAACTTGGTCAACTACAATTGAAATGCGGCCGTTTGATTTAAATGTTAGCGAGCATCCTCCAGAGCAATGGAAAGGAGTATATAAGGGTCAGCGTGTGGCACTAAAGTTAGAAAATCCTTGGAAGCTTAGATGTTCAGAACCTGTTGATTTTTTAATGATGGATTCACATTATAGTTCCTCTTATTTAAAAGACAAGGGTATATATCAGTCACCTGGTCTTACAAATTTTAAATATCAAGTTAGCACTAATGTACACCTTAATTGCCCAGTAAAGCCAGAACCATATATTGTAACACTAAAATTTGGACATCCTCTAATGTCTATGTTTCCAATGACAGAACGTCCAGTTGAACTAAGATATCATCAGATATCAGTTGAGGAATGGGCGCAGATGGGAAATCATATGCCTGCAACAATGGTAGGAAGATATTATAGACAACAAGGAGTAAAGCCAGTTAAATGACAAAAATTGTCTATTGGGCGCCTTGGGGGCCTGTCGATCAAGTTGCTGAACAGTTTTTATCATATTCAGATCCTGTAAATGTTTTACAGGATCTACAGTCTAACATAAACAAAGAAAATAAGCAAGATAATTTTTTAAATTGTCCAGCGTTTACAAATCAATATAAAAATACTTGGTTACTGAATAGTCCTACGTTTGCAGATATAGAAATTACTTCTAACGGAGTAATTGGAAATAATGATACTACTGACAAACATTTAATAATTAAACAACCCAGCCTACTTAATTCACATACAATAAAAGTTTCAGCAAACTGGATCTTTTTCTGTGAAGAAAGTTTACATTTAGAATCAATGCATCCGTTTATGCACAAAACATCAGCGTCTGATTATGGATACTATGTACCAGGTGGATTTGATATAAATCAATGGTTTAGGCCATTAGAATATGCATATCAAATGTATCCTAATGAAACTAAATTTAAAATACTTCAGGGCGAGCCAATGATGTATGTAAGGGCAAATACAACAGATCGAGTTATATTTAAGAAATTTAGAATGACAGAGGAACTGTTTAATCATTCGTTAAGTTGTGTAAGATTAAAAACTTTTTGGAAACAAAGAAGTTTAGCAAAATTATATTCTATGTTTAATGAGTCAAAAATTAAAAAAAATATAATACAAGAGATAAAAAAGAATGTAATGGAGTAACTTATGGAGATTGTTAACTTTTTCCCCACGCAAATTTTTAAAGATATTGTAAATGAAAATATGAAAAACGATCTTTTAAAATTATGCAATGATTACACATCTAAGACTCAAACAAATTTACTACATATAGATAATTTTCCTAGTACACTTGCAAATACTGAATTATCTTATCCTGTAAATACAGACCCTACAGTAAAAATGGTATTCGAGTATCTGTATGAAATTGCAAATAATTTTGCGAGTCAGCGACAGCAATTTGTTGATAAAGATTCTTTTCGACCTTACGGCTTTTTTAGTAATATGAAAAAAGGTGCTCATTTGAGAAAACACACTCATAAAGATTGTAGATTTAGTGGAATTATATATTTAGAAGTAGGTGACGATGTTCCGCAATTACTATTTCATGACCCTAGACCACACGTACAATTTGAACCTAGTGATTATGGTGGTAAGTATATTGAATCAATTAAACCAGAAAATGGGATGATACTAATGTGGGATAGCTGGTTAACACACGAATTAATGTATAAAGAAAACGATCAACCGAGAAAAGTTTTCTCATTTAATCTATAGGATGTAAAATGGATAGCGACTTTAAACAACATATTATGTATATGGAAATACCGATACACTTTTGGGAATTTTCTATGTCTGACACTGAAGAATATACATTAGAAGAACTGCACAACAATATCGAAAATATTATTAGAAATGGTGGTGATGTGCGTAAACGAGAAACTAATGTAAAAGCTCATATGACTAAGTGGAATATGTTAGAACATAAAGAATTTGCAGCTATATCAAACAAAGCAACAAAAACTGTAGAAGATTGGCATAGTGAGTACACAGATTTACAACTTAAAACCTTCCAAACAACATGCTGGGGTTCTATATATAATAAAGGTGACTATAGTGAAAGACATGCACATGTTCCTGCATTATATAGTTGGGTTTATTATGCAAAAGTAGATGACAACTCAGCCCCAATATACTTTCATAACAAACCAGGTATGTATTATAAACCTACTAGCGGTACTGGAATTATTTTTCCAGGATGGTTAGAACACGAAGTACAATCTCATGAAGGTGATAATGATAGAGTTATTGTTGTAGGAAACATTGAGGGTACTGGTAGTGTTACATACCCTCAGCGTGAATTTCTTAATGTTAAGGATTTTTAATCTTAACTAATTTTTGTACTTCTGGCAAATACAAATATTCAATCTTACTCGCAAACAATGTCCTACACGCATCATCTAATGTTTCTACTAAGGGTTCTCCTCCTAAGTTAAAACTTGTATTAAATATAATAGGACATCCTGTTCTAGATTTAAATTCATTAATTAGATCGTAGTAATGTTCATTTTCCTGTCTGTTAACAGTTTGTATGCGACATGTTCCGTCCACGTGTATAATAGCAGGAATTTTATCCTCTACACCAGGTTTACAATTTACTGCATACATCATATGAGGGCTTGATTTCATTCCACGTAAATCAAACCAGTCATGTGCATCTTCTTCAAGTATTGTGCCAGCAAACGGTCTAAAATATTCTCGATTTTTAATACCATTAACATGATCCTTGCCATCTGGATCTGTAGGATCATAAAGTATACTACGATTGCCTAACGCTCGAGGTCCTGCTTCAGAACGACCTTGGAAAATACTCACAATATTTCTATCAGTAATTAAATCAACAACATCATTATTTGTTGCATCGATTACTTCTGCGCCATATTTTTCTGCTACATCTTCTAAGTCTTTATAGTTATATTCAAACCCAGTGTACATTCTATCTTGTGTATAGTCAATTGTTTTCCATTCGCCTTCGTTAAATTGCGCTTGGAAGTCATGCCATACTAGTAGAGCTGCACCTATGCTTGTTCCTGCATCGCTGCTTATAGGTTCAACATATAAATTAATATCGTGCTTCTTTAATTCTTCTAAGTAGAAATAATTTGCAACGCAATTTAATGCATAACCCCCACTTAGTACAACATTTTTATTTCCGGTAAGTTCAACTGCTTTAAGTATTAGGTCTAATGCTTTTTGCTGTGTGACTTTTTGTACTGCATATGCTACATCTCTTCTATTCTGTAGCGTTGTAACATCTTCTGCACTGTCATCACCTAAAAATTCATTATATCCTTTGTTAATATAGGCTCCGTTTGGATAAGTTGCTTGTATTAAATTTCTATTAGATAAGTTGCATCCTTCGTCCCATATAGGCGGCACATCCGGATTATCTTTTCCGTAAGGAGCAAGACCCATTGTTTTACCTGCCTCAATAAAGTGCCAACCACAGTAGTATGTTGCAGCTTCATATGATTTTACAATTCCAGCATGTGTACTTAATACTACTTCTGCATCGCCATCTTCTTCAAACCATAGTTCAGTACTTACGTTATCTGATCTATAAATAGAATTTTGATAATAATCGTTAAAATTCCCTCCAGCATTTTTATAAAGTGTTTTAACATTATTTGGATAGCTCATATCAAATACAGTTTCTGTTTCCCATACCCTATACTTGTTATTAACAGCCGCAACTTCAAAACCCGAGCCAGCGCCGTCAATTACTACTGCTGTTGCACTATCAAATCCACTGCGATAAAATGCACATGCGGCATGTAATTTATGATGTATATTTCCTAGATCAATACATTGAGGATGCTTATTTTGTTCATGTGGAATATTTGCAATTAAACCTAATTTTCTAGCGAGTGAATAATAAATGTCTTCTCCTGTATAATCTACTGTTGGGCAAAATTGTGCTCTAGTAGCTGTATGGGCATATACAAGATAATCTAGATGATCAGTAAACTCAAGTATTTTGGTCATTCCTGCAAAAGGTGTTGCATCATACTTTAACCTAGTTAATCTTTCTTCTTCTATAATAAAAACAATCTCGCCGTTTTTAAGTAGACACAAAGAGCCGTTATGTCCTCGTGTTATTCCAGCAATCCAAACATCTTTATTTTTTTCCATTATCTTACTTTTTCCTCTATATCATTCATAATTTTTTTGATAAAGTCCTTTTCTTGTTCAGGTGTAAAATCCATACAAGTATCATTATAACGGTTTGCAATATCACCATCGATACCTTGCTCTAATAATCTTATCGGAAAGTACCTAATATCTACGGGTGTTTTTTGTAATATTTGAAAATGATCAGGATATGTAATATTTTCAGCAAATGTACTTCCTAAGATTACAGTAGCAGGCTTATCAAATGCTCTAGCCATATGCTGTCCAACACTGTCACACCCTATAAAATAATCTGCAGCTTCAATAATTCCAGCCCATTGTCTTAATTGGGTTTGTATTTTAAAAGTTTTATCTTCAACTTCCATAAATTCTCCCATGTATATTACATTATATTTTTTTTGAAGAGCATCTACTATGTTAATATAAGTACGTAAACTTAAAGATCTACTCATGTCGTCAACTATTTCATTTTGTTTAGGTTGGGCACTTCTTCCAAATGGTTGAATAACAATTGTCTTATCTTTGCCTTGTTGTTTTTTTGCATTATTCATTGCATCAACAGCATTTATTTCTTCGGCTTTATTTAAGATTATTTTAATTTTTTCTAAATCAGAATGGTCGTCAGTTTGATTTATTTCAGCATCAAATGCCTCAATTAGATTTTTTTCTTGATTATAGTAGCCTCTATTACGATAAGGCTCAGGAGTAATTAAAATATTTGGTTTGATAATATTTTCAAACACACCCTTTGTATCTGGTGTGTATGCAATATCTTGTAACTCTTTTATTCCTACAAAAAATTCTAAACCTGATTCTGCAAAAATGTAAAAGTTATTGCCTTCTCTTTTGTAATATTTAAGTAGTGCAGGAATGCTACAAAGAACGCGGCCTGCTCCGCCTGTGATAGAAAATACTTTTTTCATGAAAACACCTAGTTTGTTTATACACTATTAATTATGTGTACAACAATACTAGGTGTTTCTTTTATGGCTTTTTTAACCTGCTAGTCTAGCTGTTAAGAACTCAACAAATGCTTGTTGATCTGCTTCAACTTTCCCCCAATGCACTAGATAATCGTCTTTGTCTTCATCTGCTAATACAATGTACTCTAAAGTATGTTCTTCTGGAGTGCCATCTAAGAATGTAATAGGTTCAGGAAAACGTACAACATCCGGGTCGGGGTCAGTATCTGCCTTAATACCAGCAATCATTCTTTTTGTATCTGCTAACATTTCTGTATACAAATCAAGTGTTGCTTGGGTATAAGGAGGAATCTCGTCCTGTTCTCTAATTGGAATATAGATTGGCTTTTTTGCCTGCTTTGCAATAATTTTTTGCTCTGCTAAGTCTAAAACTGCTGGGTCAGCGTCTGGAGCAACATAATCGCCAGCGCCTTCTTCGTGTTCGGCTAATAGTCTAGCTTTCTCTGCTTCAAGTTCATCATGTTTAGCTTGAATAGCTACGTTTTCTACGTCTCTTGCATCCTTTAAAATAGGAGCAATAACAGTGTCATACTTATCAGAGTCAAGCTTAATAAGTTCCTCATTATGCCAATAATCACCTGTTGCTGGCATAGTAATTTCTTCGTCTACTTCTACCCATGCTAGTCCTGAAGATGCAACAAAGTCTGCTTGACCATCTCCAGCGACATGTTCCACGACTTTTAAACCGTATTTGTTAGTTATTGTTGTAAAATACATTCATGTCTCCTTAATATACTATGACCACTGATCCAGAACCACCATTCGGATATAGTCTATTACCGCCTCCGCCTGCGCCTGAGGCTTCTTTACTGTTTGCTCCGTATCCAAACTTATAGTCACCCATATTAGATCCATCTGCAGCTGCTAGTGTTGATAATGGAATAACACTAGTATTTGAAGTTCTCATAGAGTCAACATCTTTTGAATATCCTAAGGATACGCCTGAAGCTCCGCTGGAACTAGAACCAACTAAGTTTGACCAAGTTGAACAAGGCCAATTTGATTGGTTTGATCCAAAGTAGAATGTCCAGTGATCTTGTCCAAAGCCTGTGTAACAAACATAATTTGAGCCAACATCAACACTGCCGCCTCCGCCACCTGATGCTGCGCCGCCTAAATTCATTACTTGTACATCACTTACACCGTCAAATCCATCTGCACTCGACGATCCTGATTCAGCACCAATACCTACTGGGCATGCATTTACATTAAAGTCGTCGTCATTGTATGGAAAAGAAGGTCCTGAAGCTGTACTTGCTAAAATATTAGTTCCTTCTGCGCTGCTGCCGCCGCCTCCGCCGCCGCCTTCTGCGCATAGATACACACTGCTACACATACGTTTACATGTACAGCACTGCCAATTTAGTCTGTCGTAGAATGTTTGTCCAAATACATAATGATAACCAACATAACATAGACACTGATAATCACTGTCGCCGCCCCAATAGAAACAACATCCACAATTTCCGCCGTTTAACGACTGTGCAGAACTTAGATACGCAACTGTACAAACGCAACTTCTACGTGTGCCGCCGAAGCTATAGTCGTATCCGTTCCAATAGTTATTATTACAAGTACATCCTGTTGGGCCAGCTCCGCCGCCTCCGCCGCCTGCGCCTTCTTGAATGCATAATGTTCCGTCGATATTTCCATCTTCTCTAAAGAATGGTATAAACACACCATCGCCGCCAGTTCTATTAATGTCGCCGCCTGTTGCTGTGCCGCCTGTGTTAAAATAACCGTTGATACAGTTTACGTAGCCGCATACTGGTAAATCAAAACCTAAACTTACTTTGTTGTCATTGGAGTTATCTCTTGTTGTTGAATTTGAAGTACAATTCCAAGATATTGATTGCTCAGTTGCATTATTAGCAGTAACAGTAGTAGCACCCATTACAACACTACTTGCTGTAAGTCCTCCTACTGAACCTACATTGACTGTCATAGTCGCACCTGGTGCTAACCCTTCCATTGTCTTCTCTGCATAGCCTCCGCCGGCGCCAGTTAAGTGACCTACAAAGTTCATGCAATAATCTGTTCCTGGCATTTGCACACCTGAACAACAAGATGCTGATACAAAACAAAAGTCAGTTGTTCTATAACAACTACCTGCTCCAATTACGAATATTTTGGCTTTGCTAACACCAGCTGGGACAGTCCAACTGGTCGTTCCTGGAGAGGAATAAACCTCTGCCTTTGTATAACCAAAATCTGTTACACTTCCGCCTGATATAAATCTACCCATTATATTCTTCCTTACGCTGTACTAGTTTCGATTCCATAAACAACAGCATTAACATCTGTTGCGCTGGATCTAACTACTATTCTTTGGTTTTGTCCTATAACAATACCAGTTCTTTCTAAAACACCAGATGGGCTAATGCCTACTTCGTATTCTATATATTCTGCTGTTGTGGGTGAGTCTGCATCCGCAAGTGCTATTCTAGCAGTTACAGTTGCTCCACTTCTATTAACAATATTAACAGTTGCAACAGCAAATGTATTTGCACCGCATGTATAAACTACAGTATCGGTTGCTGCTGATAAATTGTTTGCTCCTAGTTTTCCTGACGCCATTTTATTTTTTCTCCATTATCTTTGTAAGAAGTAATTTAAAGCCAATGCAGCTCCGTCAATACTTCCTGTAAACTTTACTGGGCTAGTTATATTTATAACATTACCCTCGGTGTTTGAAATTGTATTCAGTGTTAAATTAACTTCACCAGCAGTTATGCTATTTACATTCAATGTAGCTCCGCCACCGCCTATCTGGCTTTGGATATACGTTCTAATAGCTTTTTGTGTTGGTACAATGTTGTCTGAATTAGCTGCAAACGTTCCGTCTGTACTAAATTCGTTAACAGCAGTGTTAGAACTACCAAGTGTTACTGAACCAAGTTGTAGTTCTTGTAGTCCTGCTAAGTTAAATGCATCAGCATTCAAACTTGACTTACCAGTAGACTGTTCAACACTAAACAATTCGCCAACCTTAAAGTTACCATCTTGGTCTGTGCTTGTATAGAACACTCTACCTCCGCCTCCTTCGACAGTTTCTTTTGCCGCTGAAGGTGTAATTGCAGGATCTCCTGGATAGTTTGTGTTAGCAAAGTTACCTGTACCTATGTCTAAGAAATCGTGACCTGTTAATCGTACTTGCGAGTATCTTAGTCTAGATTCAAGAGCATCATTGTGCTCTGGCGCAAGTGCAATAGTAACAGCTGGAGATAATTGTAATTCAGCTGTATATGGACCGGATCCTAATAGTCCTAGAACGTTTACAAGTTTGTATACTGTACTGTTACCTGCAAATGTAATATTAGACCCTTCAATTGGAACATCTGTTAATCCGTCAACTTTTACATAGCCGCCGTTTTGATAAATGTCTCCAAAGCCGTCGCCTGTAACAGTTGCAGTTGCTGATTCCCAATCAGTACCTCTTTCCCTAAATGTAGGTTGTCCTAATGCTCCGTCACCTACTCTTACAGTAAATGTTGCTGCTGCTGTGTCATTAGGATCAGTAATAGTTACAGTCGGTGCGCTGTCATATCCACTACCAGGCTCTAATATTTTAAATGCACTGATTTGTCCGCTTTCAACAATACATCTTGCAAAGGCTTCTCTAACATTTTTCTGATATTGAATAACATGGTTGGTTCCATTACCGCCCACTGTAACCCATGTTGGTATCCCACTTGGATTACCAAACGCTGCAGCTTTGTGATTGTTAGCAAAAGTAATTGTACTTGCTACCCAGTTCAATCCATCTTTAGATGTATTTGCTTTCTGTCCTGTTGTTTCATCAACAGCATAAAATACTCCTTGTCCGTATTCTATAGTTGTCCAATCACCGCTTGCTGTAAGTGTTGTTGCATACCAAGTAATACCATCTAAGCTGTAGTTTGCAGTATCGGTACCAGTAGCAGTAGCTACCCATTTACTATTACCAAATGCAATTGATTTAAATGTAAGTGCAGAGTTTGCAGAGCCAGCTGTCCAGCCTGCGCCATCATTGTCTGAATACGCTGTATCTTGTCCTTCGGACATTACAACCCATCTGCCGTGATTACCAAATGCTACTGCGCTATAGTTATTACCTATAGTAGGTAGTGTAGTGCCAGCTGTCCATGTTTGGCCATCTGTTGAAACTGCTACTTCTCCACTTGCTGCAATTGCCATAAACTTGCCTTCGCCAAATGCAATATCTACCCATGTAGCTGTTGCTGATAAAGTTGAAAGAGTCCACGTTGCTCCGTTATCATTTGTATAAGCACCTTGTGTACCTGAAGCTACTGGAGTTGACATAAAGTAATGACTTGCGCCAATTTTACCATATGCTATATTGTTTTGTGCGGCAGGTGTTGCACCGCCCGCTGTAAATATATCTCCTCCTGGTGTCCACGATCCTCTTACAGTAGAAACCATTGAATCTGTATTTGTACTACTTAGTGCTACATATACATCATTACCGTATGCTATAGCATCATAAACGTTAGTTGTTCTATATGTGCCACTATTAGGAGCTGCGCCACCGTTATAAGACGGTGTTGACGGTGCAGCAACTGATATTCTTGGCTCAATAATATATGTAGACGTTTGATCTAGAGTAGTCTCAATTACTGTGCCAGGAATAATATGTTCCCAACCTGCTTGATCATCTGTTTCTCTATAAATTGTAGCAACTTTTGTGCCTGCATTATATGATTGAATATATCCGTATTGTCCAGATCCTTTACCTGCTATAATCATTAACCTCATACCAGTGTAAGCAACTGAAGGAGCAGTATCTTGACCAGCAAGTGTAATACTTGTTGTATTACCAGTTTGCGGGCTGTTAGATGCTGATCTATAGTCTTCACCTGATGTTAACATTCGTATTTCAAATACTGCATTGTCTCGTGTTTCTTCTAAAACAAAGTCTTGCCCATATCCAATACCAGAAAAAGTTATAGCATTGTTCTCCGAAGTATAACTTGAACCTGCATTTGAATATTCAAGTGCAAAAATCTTATCATTGTCTGTATAAACATTTGACACTTGTGCTTCAAAGCCTCTGTTGTTCACAGTTGCAGTGATAGGCGATTCAGTATCGTCAACACCTTCAGCTACTGATCCAAATGCTCCATATGAGTTGTTTCCGTTAGTAGCACGAATCTTGCCGCCATTTTCTGACAAATAACCAATATGGTTATAATATGTAAACACTGATACAAGTTCTGATCTTCCTAAGTTTGTAACCCAGTATCCAATACCATCACTTAGTACTTGAGTAAAGTCGTTAGCAACCATTGAATCGTAGCCGCCATCATGTAATGCTCCGTCAACTTTCATACCTACGCATGCTGTACCAAATGTTGATACATTTTGTACGTAAGGTGATTTATTAGCAATCCATACATCTTGGTCTTGTGTTCCCCAACCTGGATCGAGCGATACATATGCTCCTGCGCTCGGTCTCTTAGTTCCGTAAGCATTATCGCTGCCTAGTGTTCCTGTAAGGCCGGATAGTGTCATATTTCTTAAACCTGTACCGTTTCTCATATGGAACATATTTTCAGCTTCAGATCCTGTTACCGAGTTTACATAAAGTTCTGCTGCAATAAATGACTTATAGTTACCAGTGTAAATCAAATCATATTGTATTGCATCAATATATCTACTTACATCTCTTTCGCACTTTGCACTATCATAATATAAATCTACTGTAGCAGTACCTGTTGCTGTAGTAAGCGCAACTGCTGCGCCGCCTCTTGTAAGAGATACTGTAAATGTTGTTCCACTATCAACAGTTTTTACATAATAGGTTGTTCCTGTGCTAATGCCGCCAAACGTTGTACCTGTAAATCTAATTGCTGTTCCAACATTCATCCAAGATGTGTCTGTAATTGTAAGTACATTAGTAGTTACAGTTGTATTTGTCACTGTGTCAGTATACGTATCTTGTACATATGCTGTTGTTTCTGCAATAATAAATGCTCTATTTTCTTCTAATGCTTCAATAGCATAAGTGTAATCTGTAGTAGTATTAGGTGTATTACTTCCTGCATAAATCGGTGCTACAGAGTCTCCTGAAGCTCCAGTAATTTGATAGTCAATATAATCATACATTTGTCTAGCAAGATTGGCCGCAGCTTCGCCTGCTGCTGTTGCGCCTGCAGGAGTAGTTGTAACTTGTGTTTCACTATTTCCTGTGGTTTTTGTATACGCAGTATTAGTTGCAATATCGTCTAAGAATGTTTCCATGTGTGCAAGCACACCTAAACTATAGTCAACTTCTGATGTGTGTACATAAGAACCAGCTGGCGTAATCCTTGTTGAGCGAAGTTCGTCGCCTACAACTGCTGTTCTTTTGGGAACAATCATTGGCGATACTTCTGTAAACTCTCCAGTTTTTACAAAGAGTGTATGTGTTGGTTCTAGTAGTGCAGGTACACCAGTATCTGTTTGTGCATCAATAGCAGTAATTAAAATATCTAATAAATTTTCTGCAAGTGTTTGTGAACCAGGCTCTTCAATTTTTGTAGCATCAATAACTTGATTAAAGGAACTATACACAGTTCCTGGTGCTACGTTTGACATAACAGCATCAATTACTACTTTCATTTGACTAACTGTTGCCGATAATTGCTCATCTTCGTCATCAATAGATGCAATTAACGACCCGCCTGAGAAGTACGTAAGTGTTGCTTCTCTTATTCTTTCGTTTCCGCCGTGACTCATATCCCAAATTAATGCATCAAGGATTTGACCCATATCTCTACGACACGATGCAACATTGTCATTTACAAATCCTGCCCAAATACCTGAGCCGCCTGCAACTTGTGTGTTTACCCATTCTACTAATTCTTCTTGAATAAAGCTTCTATTTCTTCTTAACAATGTAGTTGATTGTACACGTAAATGTCCAATTTCAATTCTTTCAAGTCCATAGCGTACAGTTTTAAACGGTTTATCTAACGTATAACCATAATCAGTAGCGTCTGAGCCTGACGGTGCTACATAAAAAACATTATTAATAATGCCGTAGTCTGACCAAACAAGATCCTCTCCAGATACTTTAAGCACTTGGCCATCTTGTCCTATTGGTAGTCTTGTTGCGCCGCCACCTGAGTAGTAAACAATATCACCGCTTGTTGTTAGTACGCTTGTTTCTGAGCCGCCTACTAATTGATTCCATTCACTACCATCTAAATCTTGATCTGGTCTATTTTGTAGTGTTGTTTCGTCTGACGTATGTGTTGCTACTGCAATATAACTAGAGTTATTATGTCTGACCATATCACCTAGATCGTATACTGTTGCGTCTGACCAGTTGCCTTTCCATTTAGCACCTGCATTAAGTCTTGACCAATAATTTACATTAGGTGGTTTCTGTGCGCCACTTTCATGCTCTTCAATACATAGATAAGTATAACCGCCTACTGTAACTACGTCACCTACACGGTAATCTTGGTTAGTTGAATCTTCGCCCCATTCGCCTACAAAATTAAATCCTGTAGAAAACACATCCCAATCTGTTAAACTTGTTGTTGGTTTTGCATCTAGGTTATTTGTTTTAGCAGCATATTGATATCCGCCAAATGTTACTATATCGCCAGGTTGATATCTAGTTTGTTGGTCCCAGCTATCTTCAAACTCCAGTCCTTCAATAAACTGAGCCCACTTAGCTTCGTCTGTTGTGAATAATATGCCGCTAGTATGAAACTGTGTACAAATCCAAAGTCCGCCACCGTATTTTACAATGTCATTAACTTTATATCTTACTTCTGCAGACCAATTAGTTTTATATTCAAAACCGTTATTTACAACATCCCACTTTAGACTGTCGTTCTCAAGTCCTAGTGTATCTGTAGCTGCAGCTGTATGGGCTTCACTACATCTGTAAATCAAGCCTCCGTATTTTACTGCGTCACCGACTTTGTATACGGTACCTGCTACCCAAATACTTTTCCACTCTAATCCAGTAGTAGAAAATACGTCCCATTTTGCTTGGTCTAATTCAAGCGTACCTTGTGACATATGTCCGTCAATACAAATATATACAGTGGACCCGTATTTAACTAAATCGTTTAATTGATATTGTACTGAGCTTGACCAGTCTCCTAACCAACCTAGACCATCTGAAAACAGTTCCCACTTTGCAGAATCTAAATCTAAATTAAAGTCTGACTTTGCTGTGTGTCCTGTTACACAAATGTAGGTTTTTCCGTTGACTTTTACTACGTCATCTACATAATATACAGTAGAAGCATTCCAGTCGTTTTTGTATACGAATCTGATTCTACCTAATTTAAATTCTGCCATGTGTTACTCCAACAAGTTTATTATACATATTTATCCGTTCCCTAAAAACAACGCCTGCTGTAAATAAGTTCCGTCGATGCCATTTTTAAAATATAAATCAGCGTCGATATTAATTCTATTTGTTTCAGTTGAGATATTGTTGTTTAGTATTTGTATTTGACCAGCAACTAATCCGTTAACTGTAAGATTGGCTGAACCGCCGCCAATTCTTGATTCAATAAATGCCTTTACTGCCTTTTGTGTAGGCACTACTTCGTCACTGTTAGCACTCATTGTTGCATCAGTACTAAATTCACGTACTGTTGCACTTGTGCCACCTAAGCGTACTCCGCCTAATCTTAGTTCATCTAGACCTTGTAATTCAAATGCGTCCGCATTCAAAGTAATAATACCAGTCGCCTGCTCTACTTCAAATAACTCGCCCACTCTAAAGTTACCATCTTGGTCTGTACTTGTGTAGAACACTCGTCCGCCGCCACTATCCACTGCCTCGTAAGATTGTGTAGGTTCGTTAGTAGATGTATATCCTTCTAAGTATCTAGTAGGATAATCAGAGTCTACAAAGTTTCCTGAACCAATGTCAAGAAAGTCATGTCCTGTTAATCGTACTTGACTATAACTTTCTCTAATAGTTACCGAATCTGTATGTTCGGGAGATTCTATTGCTGAAATTAATGGACTTACAGTTAGCGTTGCTGCTTGATTGCCTAAACTTCCAGTAACATTATCAATGTCAACAAGTCTATAAATTGTATCATTTCCAGTAAACTGAACGTTTGCTCCAGGTCCTGGTAGATTATCCATGTTAGTTACATGTATAAATTTACCAATTTGATATTCGTCTGCATACCCGTCGCCGGACACTGTTGCAAGAGCAGTTACATAACCTGCACCTCTGTTAGACCATGTAGGTTGTGTAAGTACACCGTTGCCTACTCGCACTGTCCACGAACCGTTTGCAGTTTTATTTGGATCTGTTATTGTAATTACAGGAGGTACACCTACAGTATAGCCGCTTCCTGGATTAACAATTTTAAACTCTCCTAGCCCGCCGCCTGATATATCTAGTCTAATTAAAGCTTGTGTTCCTGAGGCCGGTGCCGGAACAATTACTCTAGGTTCAATTTGGTATCTAGAAGTACTATCTGGTATTTGTAATGCAGTTCCTGGTGCCATATGATCCCAACCGTATACGCCGTCGGACTCTTTAGCAATTACACAATCTTTTGTTGCAATGTCATAAGCTGTAATATATCCATACTGTCCTGCGCCTGCCCCACTAATAATAACAATACGCATTCCTGCATAATTATCATATGTGTTTGAATCAGCTGCTGATATTTTTATATTACCTAATACATCAACAGGACCGTCTTGTGCATTACCTTGCAATTGCACATATCCTGCTCCTAAAGGACTTTCGCCTACACCGGTTAATCTTACTTGGAATATGCCTCCGTTGACTACATTTGCACTTGTAATAGATGCTCCTGTTCCGGTACCTGTTACTCCATAAGTAGCTGCTGTATATGCTTCACCTGCATTTGAATATTCAAATGCAAGAATGTTTTCACCATCTGTAATTACATTAGCTATTTGTGCTTCTGTTGATCTGTTGTTTACTTGCGCCGAAATAGCTGTTTCAGTGTTGTCTACGCCTTCTGCTACAGACCCATATTTGCCATAAGAGTTATTACCATTTGTTCCTCTTATTTTGCCTCCGTCCTCTGCAAGATAACCAATATGATTATAATATGTGAATACACTTACAAGTTCTGATCTAGCTAGATTAGTTACCCAAACTCCGATACCGTCACTTAGTACTTGTGTAAAGTCATTTGCTACAACCGAGTCATATCCTCCATTATGTAAGTCGCCGTCAATTTTAAGACCTGTACATGCTGTTCCAAACGTTGATACATTTTGTACATATGGCGATTTATAAATCCATTTTGTTGAATCTGCTGGGCCTGTGCCAGGGTCTAATGAAACATAACACGAGTCATTAACAGGACGTCTTGTTAGATATGCATTATCAGCACCCAATACATCTGATAACCCTTGTAATGTCATATTTCTAATTCCGCAAGCACTATTTACATAGAACATTTTTGACTGTTCATATCCTGCTGCAGGTTGAACGATAGTGCTTCTAAGCTCGTCGCCTACTAATGCACAATTTCTTGGTAAACTAATAGGAAGTATTTCTGAATATATGCCAGTCTTAACAAATATAGTTGTATTTGGATATGTAGAATAAGTTACATAAAAATTTATACTATTATCTACTACGTATTCGCCAGTATATAATTCTAAGTTTGATTCAATAGCATCTATAATATCTTTCACAGCATCGTTTTGTGCTTTTGTATTACCTGTAGATTGACTTTCGTAACGGTATGCTACACTGGTATCGCCTGCTTCAACTGAAGTCGATGCATTAACATCTGCATATACAAGTCCTGTGCTAGGATTTATAGAATTAAGCAATGCAGATAAATTAGGAGCTGTAGATGTAATATCTACACTTGATGCAATTTTTGATATTGCTGTTTGTAGCACATATTGATCTATAGATCCTGTAATATCGTAAGGTACAGTGTTAAATTTTGTAGTTGCATCATTGGCTGTTATAAAGTCAGCTGCATATTTTATTGTTGCAAATGGAGCAGATAAACTTGTTCCGTTAGCGGCTCCGTCAACGCCGTCTGCTGAAACATAATAAACTTTTGCAACATAATCAGCAGCAGTCCACTCTAATTCTGTTCCTGTGCTTGATAATATTGTTCCTTCACCGCCCTTGCCAAATCTTTGTTTGTTAAGCTTTCCTGGATTATTATCATATGTGATTAAGTCGCCTCGAGTAGTTAGCACGTTTGTACTAAATCCTTCAGCAAACAGTTCCCAATTATAGCCAGCGCCAGCATAATCTGTATCAGGACGCTTATCTGTAGATCCTAAATGCGGAACTTTTGCTTTGTAAGTATTGCTACCGTATGTTGCAAGGTCTCCTTGTTTATATTCTATATCAGCATACCACTGACCTGTCCAGTATGTACCAGGAATAACCATCTTCCAATGCGGTTCGCTAGGCGGTTCTATGCTTGTGTTATCTAAAATTGCTGTATATAAATTACCATTATGTCTTACAGTATCGCCTACAAAATATTCTAAAGCACTATCATATCCGTAATCTTCTCTAAACTTATAGGCTTCTGTTACCTGTTGCCATGTAGCAGTATCTGACGGTTGTGGTTTTACATTAGTGCTATTAGCTTTTGCTCTATAATTATAACCGCCATAGCTAACTACATCACCTATTTGATAGTAACTAGTATCACTCCATTGGTTGTCAAATTCTAATCCATCAAGGAATAATGACCAATATCCGGAAGTATGATCTGCTGCAAACGTAGTTGCTGTATGATGTGTTGTACAAATCCACAAGCTTCCGCCTTCTTTTACAATATCATTTACTCTATATGTAGTGTCGGCCCATGATTGTAAATAAGATATAGAATCATAAAATACTGACCATTTTGCTATGTCTAGATTTAATCCTAATTCTTGATTATCAGCACTTGTATGTCCTTCAGTACAACGATATAATCTACCTCCGTATCTGACAACGTCATTTACTCTATATCTTGTGCTAGTTAACCAGTTATTTCTATAATCAATTGCCTTCGCTAAAGCTGTCCAATTATGTTGGTCAACTTCTAATCCATTAGTATCAGTACCAGAACTATTATGCGGATACAAACATACATAAACTATTCCATTATAGTTTACTACGTCTCCAAATTCGTAGTAAATACCTGTTGCCCAGTCGCCGCTCCATGTTGTTCCCGGAACTTGGAGTTCCCATTTAGCGTCTGTAGAAAGATCGATTGAATTACCCATTCCTGTATGTGCATTACAATAGTAAAATAAATTAATATTGTCGTCTGCAACTGTAATTC